ATTGATGTAACAATAAATCATAGAACGATAAAATGAATAAACGACATTATGAACATACGTTACCCAATATACGAGGGAGTTTATCGAATACTTACAAAACAGATAACTTATAATATATTTCAACATGGTAGAGATATTTTCCACAGACCGTACCATGAGTCTGGGCTGCTTTGTAAATTTCAAGGCTGCCAAAGGTACACTCAGCGGGCTTGCCGATGCCGGGATACTCAGCGAAAAACCGGCTGTCATGGTGTGCAGCTACAAGAATGACGAACCGCAACAGGAATATGTCGCAACTTATTCCGGCGGGAAATGGCATACGCCACGGATACCCAAAGTTCCCCATGCCGTCGAAAACAGGACAAAAAGACGCCACAGGAAACGTTTGCGCAAAGAATACCCGACTCCGGAACACTGCTTCCGTGAAGGGTTTCCTGACTGGATGAACAGGTCATACCCGGTGCCATATGCCGACAATCTCAGAAGTTGCAACCGGAAATGCCGGATACATGCGGTATAATGCAATAATCAAAACAAGACATAATCACATGAGAACATTAGCAGATGTAAAAAGAAAAATGGAACTCGGTTCCAACTGGCACTGCGTCAGGCTGTCCGGAGGCAACGAGGATATGGGCGTACGTGAGGTCGGCAAAGTACAGGGCAATGCCGTGGCTTTCCTCAGCGGTGGGAAACTCTCGTGGCTCTGGTGGCCAAAAGCAAAGGACGTGCAGGTACAAGGCAACTCGTTTACCATATTCCGAAACGGGAAGCCGGCACTTCGGTACACCCTTGTGGAACAGGCGCCACAGACAGTCAGTACAAAATAATATGAATTAATAACAACCATGGGGGCGGAATGCCCCTATGCTTTTACAAACAGGAGAAAAAAAAGAATGGCAAAAATAACGGAAAAACAAATAGGAGAACCATGGGAACAAACAACTTGTCCACCCACCGGCGTGGTGTGATCCTGCGCGGTATCTGCGGCGGAGCCGCATTGAAAGACAAGTCACCGCAGATTTCAGAAGACAATACCGTCATAACCTGTGGTGCGGAACTCAGTATCTGGGATATCTGTGCCATATCGAGCGATGCCGAAGCCTTCGGGCTGCAGGTCAAGTTCGGTTATGACGGACATACGAGAATCACTTTTACCCCTAAAGAACAACCGGAATGAAATCATATTACTACATGGACTGCCTGCACCGTGAAATCTTCCTTGAAGAGGAGGATATTCAGGCCGTGCCGGAATCAGGCAGGGCGGACGAAGCCTGTTCCGCCATTGCCGGGAAGCCGTATGTCGTGGAGCAGTTCATGGCGGACTCTTTCCGGACCCTCAAAGACGCGGCCAGCCATCTGTGCGATTCCCCCGATGTTAAAAGCCGCCACGACGCTCTGATGTATATCGTGTGGACGGCGGCACTGGACATAAGGGAACGGCGGACCCTGCGCCATGGCGAAGCCGCCGTCAAGGTAACCCGTGAAGACGGTTTCGTGTGGCTGCTTGTACCGGCGGAAAATGCCCGGAAGCTATGGGAGGCGGATGTCTTTGCCCTGTACAGGCTTTATGCCGATGATTCGGAATCCCTGATCGAAAGCGAGGCGGATTTGGAATCGACCATCGAGGGCGGATACCAGATAGGTATCGAGGTGGGGTTCGCCTCCGTAATGGGCCATGCTGCCCGGATAAAGCAACAATAAAAATCGGAAACAATCAAATAATCAAGAAGAAAGGTATGGAAACAACATTGTTGACAAAGGAAAATGCCCACCGTGTGACCATGGTGCGGCGTGTGGATGCCCCGGAAAGCGAGCCGGTGGCGTTTCTTTTCAGGGGAAAGAGATACGGGTATTGCAGCTATTCCCACCTTGTCGGGAATCCGGGCGGGGAAGAAATCCTCGCCCCGGCGAATTTCAAGGACTGGGAGGTTGTGGAAGTGGCGCATCCGGGTTATCTGGAAGAATACTTCCGCCGGGCGTGCGACTCCTATAACCTCACCTCGTTCTCACCCGAAGAGCGGGGCGAAACGGACATCGCCTCGCACGAAAAGGAACTGCACGAGGATTTGCAGTCTATGCCCGAACAGCAGCGGGAACGTTACATGGAAAACTACAAACGCTATTTCTCGGCAATGATTGCCGCCAACAGCCGCTGTGCCAGCGCGATGATCACGGGACCTGCGAGATTCAACACCGCCCGTAACGAAAAGGCCTGCAACAGCCACAACAAGAGCGTTACGGCATTCAGAGAGTGGCGCGAACGTGCCCTCGAAGCGATACGCAAGGCCCTCGAAGCCGCCAAGCCCGAAGAACAGCGTGCCGAAGAGGAATGGCAGAGGGTCAAAGCTGATATCGACGACACGGCCGCCACCATCCGTGGCATTGATACGGGCACATCACGCGGTTATAGCCGCTCCCTTTTCGTCAGCAATCTTGCCGGACGGCTCTCCACATATGCCAACCATGGCAATGTCGAAATAATCGACCGTGCCGTCGCCCGCCTCCGCGAGTGGAACGGCAAGGGCGGGAAACCCGTCGTCACGGAGCGTCATTCCATCTTCAAATACCCCGAGATCGCCCGCAAGGTGCGGGAGAAACAGCAGGAACAGGCCGGTCGTGAGAACCGTGAAATACTGTTTGACGGCGGCAGACTGGTATGGAATTACGAGGAGAACCGACTGCAGATACTTTTCGACGGGAAACCGGACGAGCAGACCCGGACACTGTTGAAAAAGACCGCATTCAAATGGGCGCCGAGCCACCAGGCATGGCAGCGGCAACTGACACTGGCGGCAGAATCCGCCGCACGGCACGTATTGCGTATCGACTTCTAACATACCGGCATCATGAAATACATCATAGATTCACGTTATTTCGACGGGACATGCCTCACGTCGATGTCCGATGACATGCACAGCGACTACGGCGGCGAGACGCTGGAAGCACTACGCGAAAGGGAGAAGAACCCGCATCTGGTCGCCGTATCACCGGGACGCATGACACAGCTTGTGAAACGTTATACCCGGGCACTATGCAAGCCCTTCCGTGAAATTACGGAGGAACGCTACTACGACCTGTGGGAATGCCTGCCTCCGGCACGCTGGAAAAACGGTTATTTCTTCGTTGGAGAACCTTATTACGGTGACCTGTATCCGTTCTGCTTCCGCTCGCAGGAGCGGTTCTTCATGGCGGAACGTTCCATACGTCTTTCCGACGGGGAACTCTCCCGCCAGATCAGGGAACATGCGGAGAGGCTGAACCGCCGTCCCGCCCTCGTTAAGGGCACGCCGGAGGTACGCTACATGGCATGGTATCGGTCGGACGTGGCCTATATCCCGTACTCGTTCATACTGGACGGGAAAAAACGGTTCTTCCGGAATCTCGCCACACGGACGGGGGTTGAATTCTACGATCGCAGTAATCGGAATGAACTGGCGGCATTGCTCCGGAACCTGCGCGGGAACGATTATGAATACTGCGCTTTCTACTCCCAAAAGAAGGACCTCTTCGAGTTCTTCGACTGGCTGCGGCAGAACAAATACACGCTGGAAGTCCAGGGCGACTTGTTCGACTTCGCTCCGGACCGTTCCTATGTGGACTTTCACGGCAACGTGCGTGAGTATTCGGCCGTGTTCCATTACCGCATCTATTCACGCGAGCTTTTCAGCCATATCATTAACCAGCTACGCACCGTGAAACGGTATCACGCGTGACATAAAAGGAGGGAAACACGATGAAAATCTCAAATGAACCTACCCCATACCTTTTGCTCAAGGCAGGAACTTACAGTGCATGGGATTGCTGCGACTTTGCAATCGTGTACCTGTCAAAAGAGTGGAAACAGACACAGTCCGGCAGGCTGGAAGCCGTCAAGCCATTCAAGGATGACATCAGTTTCCAGTCTTTAAACTTTTATGACATATCGGTTGGTTTTTACCAGCCGGACGAGGACGGGATACTGGGCAGCGAGGACTTGCCGGAAGACAATAGCTGGTGCTTCGTGGAACTTACCGAAACGGAACTGGAAAGGTTGGTTCCGCCGGACAATGTGCTGGACAGCCATATCTTGGCGGTATTTGCAAACGGGGAAGCCAGATACCGGGCGTACGGCAAACATACCGACGAGCGATTCTGGACTGAAAAATTCCCTTTGCAACAGATTTTGGATATACTGGCGAGTCATGAATCTTAAAATTTCAAAGCAGCCATGACAGAAATCATCAAAACGGACGGAACACGCCAACCCGTGCAGCCTGCCAATGGCTCGGACTTCACGCTGAAGGAGATGCAGGCGATTGTCGGCGGCTACATCGAACTGGTGGAACTGGACGGGAACACGACAATGGTCGTCAACGAGGAAGGCAAACTTATCCCTCTGTCCCTCAATCTTGAAGCGAGCAGGATATTCCGTGCTCATCACCCGGCGTCGAAAGACTTCATCGTCGGGGACGTACTTGTGTGCAACAACAATCAAATCAGATAAAAATTATGGATAAAGAAAAAGCAAAAGCGCTCAGCGAAATTCTCGCGCGCTACAAAGAATTACAAGAGAACGACAGTGTAAACCTGATCGAATTTCATACCGCTGACGGGAAGAAACACGGTATCGGCAATGCCGCTGCCATCAAGCTCCTGCTTTCAGTGGCCGTCATCGAACTGGAACGCCAGCTTCGGGCCGCACAGTTCGGTGATATTCCGGAAAGCCTGGAGAACAGCCGCGAGTACAAGGCGGCCAAACAGCTGGAATACGCCATGAACGATTTGGGATTCAAGTCCGAACGTTTCGCCCAGGCGCTTCCTTATTTCCACAAGACACTGGAACAGACATTCTTCAGAACTGTAAAAGCCGGTATTCTCGCCATGGCGGAGCGTGACCCGCGCCGTATCGACGGGCGCAACGAGGCTTCTTACGAAATGTGCCGGATGCTGGCCCCCATGTTACAGGATACCAGACTTCCATTCATCTAAAAGGACATGTTCATAGACGAGAGGACACAGAACCGGATCCATGCCATCCCCGGCGAGAGCATTTCCCATAGCACGATGCGTACGCAAGACCTGATCCCGGTGTTCATGGATGTTATCCGTGACACACCGGAGTACGTGCAGGTGATGGATGCCGTCCCCGCCCATGCCATGGAAGACAAGGATGCTGAATGGTGGAACAGCGATGACGCGGCCGGATTGCTGGAATCGCTGTTCGACACGCTTGACAGCTGCTCCCCGGAGGATTACTATTTCGGCGCCCACCCCGGTAACGGCTCCGATTACGGATTTTGGAAAATGGACTAATGAATGCCGGAACATGATACGGATTAAAAAAGACAAGTGGCATGGCATCCTCAAAGACGGGATTTGTATCGGGCAAATCTATCTTGCCCGTGCCGAAAGCAGGAAATTGAGATACTGGGCAATCTCTTGCGTGAGTGGAATCGGTTTCAACACTTTCAATGAAGCCCGCAGTTATGCCAAAAATTTCCTTTAATAAAAGAACCGCATGATAAATTGGATACAACAGATGCTTTTGTGCCGTAAAAAGACGGACAAAGGCAGAATGACACTCGGGAAGGTGCAGGAAGAGTATGGCGGGAACGATGTATGCATGGGAGAACTCCTTGATGCCCTTCCCGCCGACGGACTTTCCATAGAGGAAGCGTTCGGGCTGGCTATCGCCGCCAAGAAATGGGCGGACGGAGACCGTTTCTACCGAAGTATCAACGATGGAGAACCGGAAGAATTGTAAACAACAACAGAACAATGAAGACAAAGAAAAATGGACAGATATGATTTCATAAGATTCGGGGAACAGGTACGCTGGTACAACGAAAGTGAAGACCTGATGGAAACCATGCAGGTGTGCTGCCCCGTATATCCTCCCGTGCAGGGCGACACAAGGGTACAGCTGGTATCCGCCGGAATAGAGGCGCTGCAATCGGGAGGCGGGTCGGAAAAGACGGTCAGGGCCTCGCAGCTCGTGCCCTTCATAAGCCACTTCGGCAGGGGATACTGGGAGGCTCTCACACAGGCAGCGGACAATGGGGCAGGCACGGACCTGCTCGAAGCGATGATCAGAAACAGCTGTCTGGGCCTGGGAGAACAGATATGCCTGCTTTGTGGCAAGGTGTCGGCAAGCGTGCACGCTGCATTCTGCAGGGTATATCCCGAAGAGGGAAGCCTGCTCGACGTCATTGAGTGGCAGGGAAAGGAGTACCCCATAAGGAAGCTGACACTGTTCCGGGGGACGGAACAGGAAATGGAAACAACCGTATCGGTCACCGCATTGCAGAGGAAGCTCATCGGACGCAGGAGCGGCGCACCCGTTTCAAAAGCCGCAGAAAGGATCGATGAAGGTATTTATTATTACTGTGAACAGGAAAAGGAGTTCCTCCTCCCGCAAGAAGGCCTCACCGCATTTGTAGAAAGGGGATGAGACAGGGAAATGATACGATATACACAGATAAAGACAATTGAAAATGAAAAAAGAACCGAGTAAAACGCAAGAAAACGGCATATCGGATACCGGCATTCCCATGCCGGACGACATCCTGCCGAGACTTGTCAAGGAAAAAGATGCCGGCAAAGAATATATGGCCGCTACCCGTGAAAAACTTATGCGCCTGCTCAAGGAATACCTTGGGCAAAAATACGGGCGGAAAGTCCGCTTCATCCTTCCGACGGGTGATCCGGCCGGTGACCTGCTGGACGGGAAGGGATTCTATCCCTGTTCGGTGACCATATACGACAAGTACGGTTTTGCAGCCTGCAGCAGTGCCGTATCGGTAGAGCTGACTGCGGAAGGAAAAATTCTCATCCCTACCGACGAGGCCGGAAAAATCCACGACGCGGAAGAGTACCTCTCAAATGACGACCTGCTGTCCTTGTGCGGAACGGTAGAAGAATACGAACGGCTGTTGCCTGAAATCCGCAAGGAACTGGCAGAAAACGGGAACTGGAAAGAATTTGCCCGAAGAATGCTGGAGGAAGAATTCCCGCAGGCAAAAGTTGAGGTACGGGAGGAGTTTATCCGGGACTGCTGGGAGAACCTGCAGACAGAAAGTTATAACCTCCAACACTTTGAACGGTATTGTCAGGAAAAATAATAAAAAATATACGAACCATGTCAGACAAGATATTACAGATGTTCTTCGACATCGGCCGGTGGAAAAAGGCCATTGAGAAAGGCGTGCTGAAAGACATCCGGAAAGACCAGCTTATCCGGCTGACCGACGAGCATACCCGTATGGCCATGGCCGATGCCATGATACAGGGGAAGTACGAAATCGCTCCCCCGCATACCGCACAGATACCGAAGGAGAACGGCGAGTTCCGTACGGTATACATCAACGAGCCCGTCGACCGGGTAGTGCTGGGCATTGCCAACGACCTGCTCTTTGAACTCATGCCGGAAATGGTACACCCCTCGTGTAAGTCCTACCAAAGCGGTATCGGCTGTGGCAGCGTAGTCACCGAGGCCAGCCGCCGGATAGCGGAAACGAGAGGCGGCGGCATTCTGGGCTGGAAGTCGGACCTGAGCAAATATTTCGATAGTGTGCCGATACGGTACATTGACGAGGCGTTCGACAAGGTCGAGGCCAGACACGGACGCTCCTCCTTAATTGACGTGCTCAGGAAGTACTACCACAACGATCTTTACTTCGATGAAGACAACCGCCTTCAAGCCAAGTACCAGTCCCTCAAACAGGGCTGTCCCGTGGCAAGCTGGCTGGCCGACGTGCTGCTCCATGATCTCGACGGGGAACTCTCAGGAATGACAGGCTACTACATCCGATACTCGGACGACATGCTGTTCATCGGGAAAGACTACGGGAAAGCAATGCAAGTGCTGGAACAAAGGCTCGGCGAGAAAAGCATGAAGCTCAACCCGAAGAAGGTGGAATACCTGATGTCCGACCGCTGGTTCAAGTTTCTCGGGTTCAGCATCAAGGGGGACATGATCTCCCCTTCGGCAAGCCGTATCAAGACTTTTCAGAAAGAGATTGAACGCCGCACGATCCGCAATCCCCGCACTACCCCGGCAAAAGCGGTCAATGCAGTCAACCGCTACCTGTATAAGGGCAACGGGGAGTTCAGCTGGGCGACCCAGGTGCTTCCGGTATGCAATGTCCGCAGAGACCTTGACGAACTGAACAAGTTCGTGATGGACTGCCTGCGGGCCGTAAGTACGGGCAAGCGGAAGGTAGGCGGTCTGGGATATGTCAGTACCGGGCAGGACGGCTGCATTGTCCGGGGCAAAGGGCGCAACGTGAAGGCGAACCGGGGCAAGACCCCGGGAATCATTCCGGGCTACCTGACCATAGGATGCATGCGCGGCGCCTTATTGACGAGCCGGGCGGTGTACAATACGCTGGTAGCATCGTTATAGGGCATGCCGGGCACACGGCAGAACGGGTGAACGGGCAGGTTATTCAACGTTACAGGCTTATAACCAGAATCCATATAGGAATTAACCGGTCTAACAGCCGGTTAATCCCACCTTGATTCTGGCTGCGCCTGTAATGTATCGGGAAATTAGAGTCATGTGCCGTCTGTCCCGCACCCGTTACCGGAGCACACCGGGAAAGTTCAAGGAATAGGTTTGGGCATCCCGCGTACCGACGTCTTCTTTCCGAGTCTGAAGGCGGCTGACCGTCGCCTTCGGACTCCGCAGAAGACCCATACGCGGGATACATCGGAAGCATAAAGCCATGTGCCGGTATTATGAGAACTTTCAGTCTTTTCCAGCACGGGAACGTGCGGTTCGGGGGAATGGATTCAGCCCGCTGTCTCCGATAAGCCCGTATCGCGCCGTCGTATCCCTAGCGTCATACGACGGCGCCATTCCGGCTTCCGCCACAGCAGACATCGGACCTGTAAAGGAACGTGCCGGCATTCCGGGAACCGCAAAAAGAACAGCACAGGACAAAGGGGGCAAGGCCGGGATTTCAACAGAGCCGCGATTTACACGGCTGGAACCTTTGTCATCTCCTGCTAACACGACAGATGACACAGGGTCCAGCCGTACTCGCGGCCCGTATCAGGTTTTTAAAGGGATGTGCCGTCCGGATGAGCCCCCTGAACAGAAGGTAGCGCGACCGCATATGCACGAGAGACCCAAATTCAAAATACAGTATTCAAGCTTGGTCCTGAGCCAGGCTACTACCTGGTTCAGGACCGAAGTCCTACTGTATTTATCAGGACTATAAAGATACGCGCCAGGGGTTTGAGTGCCATTAATTGTAAACAGGTGAGAAAATGGAAGATATTTACCGAGAAACCGTCACCGCCATAGAGAACGGCGCAAATTTCCGGATTGATTTCCAGTCCAGAAGTTTAAAAGTAAACGGGAGACACATGATACGGAACGGCAGGCATGATGGCGCTCCGTGGTTGCCGAAGTACGGCTGCGGGGATTTTTTCACGGATGTGGAGGATCTGTACCGCCGCTATAAACATTCGATACCATCGGAGCGCAGCCAGAGCAAGTCCCGCCGGTATTTCATGGCATTGCCCGAAAGTGACCTCGAGGACGGGGACATGCTGTATGGGCAACACCGGGACACCGCTCAATTCGAGCTGGAATTCTATATCCTCTGCCGGATTATGGGCGGGTTCACATGGAATCCCGAAACGATGGGCAAATGGTTCTGGCAAAGCGAAAAAGACAAGGACCTGGTGATACTCAGAGAATGGGTGGAGCCCGGAAGTAATCAACTATTAACAAATTCACAATGAGCAGAAAGAAACAAGAAACAAAAATCCTGTGCCCCGGATGCGGCACGGAATTCGCCATCGCGGACAAGGAATTTACCGCCACGGGCATCGTTATCGGCAAGAATTCGGGTTTGGGCACGGTCTATCCGGCGGTGGCCGGTCATAATCCCCCTGCCGGACTTCCCAAAGGGGCGCGCGAGCGTATCGAGGCGCTCCGAGGCGCCGGTGTGGACGTGAGCTGCCTGTTCGCCATGCAGGGAGCCGGGGGTGGCGAGTACGTCGCCTCCAACAAGGACGGGAAACTTACCATCCTGGATGACAACGACCCGATATTCGGCTGCATCATGGCACAGGGTACCGTTCCCAACAACCGCCTCTTCCGCCGGTGGGTCATGGCGCAGATGTTCCACATGATGTCATATACGCATCACTGCCGGAAAGAGCCGGCAGGGGTGACCGAGATGATCCACAGGAAAGGCTATGATTACCAGTGGAAAATGCTCCTGAACGAGCTACACGCCCAGATGAAGATGGAACACAAGGACATCACAGGTTTTGTAGAGAGAAACCGCTGGTTCAACCGTGATGTGGTTCTGGCCATCGCGAGCGACTATGTCAGCGCGCTGAAAAAACACGTGGGTAACCTGGAAACAAGAAAATGCAAGGGAGTTCCCTACAAGCGTGTATACGGCCGTAATATTTTCGTGGAGGACCTGCAATCCAAACTGTACTACCCGCTTTCCATCGCGATAACCCACATCAGGCACGCGCTGGACGCCGCACAGCTTTACAACGCGGTCAGACAGTTCAATGACCGCCGTATCCGGCTGCCATGGGATACTCCTCAAAGCAAGGCATGGATGGACGCCTATAAGGGCGCCGGGGCGTTCTTTACCATGCAGAACCTGATCCGTTTCCACGGCTGCACAGCCATTGACGATTCGGGGCGCAGGCTGGACAAGTACCAGTCACTGGCGTTCCTGTCAGCAAAAGCGGAAGAGTATAAAAACGGAGAAGGATGGCGGTTGCTGGCAGTCCTGAAAAAAATGCTGGCGGACAACAATATCAACATCAAGAAGAAGATGGCGGCATGGCGTAAGAAGTAGGCCGTCATCTCCATCCGCCCGGTAGGCGGCACGGTGTGGCGGGTCAGAATAAATCAGTACTCCCTCCATTGAAATGATGCTCATCCCTGTTAACACAAGATGAGCTTCTTTCAATGGAGGCATTACATCGAAAACGTAAAGAGATGCCCCCGTTTGACGACCACACCACTATTCTAATCAAAACGACATAATCCTTTATACGATGAGCAAGAAACAACTACGACGCAGGGCTTACCTGCTGTACCGGTTACGAAAACAGGGTATCCGATGCCTGACGCGCTGCCGGACCATCTTCTATCCTTACGGGGAGGATCCGAAATCAGTACCGTACATCCGCAGCCTGATAAGCGAGTTCCATTTCCTGGTCCAATTTGAAATATCCGCCTGACATGCAACCGGGAGACATTGCAACATTGAAAGTGCCCTACAAGGGCTATCGCCGCATAGAGCTGCTGGAACGGCTCCAATACACCTGGCTGGTACGCATCTGTGAGAGCGGGAAGGAAATCGAGGTCTATGAAGACGAGTTCGAAACGGATTAAAGGTACGGAACAATGAAAGGAGAACAACAGGAAGAACGCGTACCGAACTTCATCGGTAATGCCGTCATTATCCTCACGGCCAGCCATCTGGGCTGCAGGGTGGAGATGCTCGCCACCGCACAGGAGGTGTGGCGGACGAAACGCCTGCCCGAGGCGGTGCTGCTGGGCATGTACGAGAAGGCCGCACGCGAGGCCGTGTCGGCTGTCTGGAAGAGAGGCCTGGCGGAACAGGCGGACCGTCTCGGAGAGATATTTTACAAGACGGGGGAATTTCCTCCGGACAAAAAACGGGAACACTAAAAAAGACACCAGTATGAGAGCAAGAACCTTTCAGGAAATATACGACTTCTGTCGTACGGATGACACCTATCGGAGCTATTTCGAAGTATCGGACGAGTCCCGCATCACCGGGGCAAAGGCAAGAAAGTACTATTACGGCGATATTCGCCGCGGCCAGTGCCGCGTGGGAACATTCATCTACTGCCAGTCAATGCGGCAGCTTGAAAGGTTCCTCGGGGGCGCAAGGCAGGATCATTACATCCATATTGACCCGCTGACCTGCCGGGAAGTGAGTCTTAAGGACGATATGTTCCCCCACCGGACCGCCTATATCGTGGTACACGTCAGGCGGCAGGGCGTGCGGATTGAAATCGAGCATCCCCTGCACAAAGGATGGGTAGATTTCACGGCACGTTCCCACCGTCCCTTCACCAGGGAGGGAATCATAGCCGAGGCGAAGTCCTATATTGACAGGCACATCCTGCTGGCACCGGGCAGATACCGGGACTTGCAGCTGGAACATATGGTTTTCAGGGAACAGTTCCCCACATGGTACAGGCAGTATAAAAAGAGACTGCATGACCGGGCGGAAGCCGAACATCAGGACATGGTGGAGAGATACCGGTACAGGAATGACATCACCTACGGGGAAGCCCGTGACATGCTTGCGGCTTCAGGCATATTTTTCGACCTGAACTGCGACGAGTTCGAGCGGGATGAGATTACGGAACAATTTGTACAACTCTGTAACAGAACTTGAAATGGAAACGGACATAGTAAGAAAATGTATTGCGGACTATCTGCACAAGATAGACAGGTACAGGCAGCAACGGGATGAACTGCAAGGAAGGATTGATGCGACCCGCCGGAAAATTGCCTGGCATGAAAAGCGGATCATCAGGCTGTCAGAACAGCAGAAACGTATCGAAAGGCCGTGGTGGACGAAGGAAATCGTGGCTCCCCTCATGCGGGAAGTGGCACGCCTCACCCCGGAGGTGGCATGGAGTGCCGAAAACCTGTACACCCATGGGCTGAGGGCAGCATGTTCTGTTTACGGGGAAGCACAAAACGGCGGGACCGTCGGCCTGACTTTCACGTTTGACGGCGGTGTCCTCAGTTATGACACCGGGGAAGTCACACGCCGATTCGCTCCGGGTACGCTCGGTGATATCAACGGCATGAACAATGTCTGCGCCCCCGTGGAGAGTGTGGACACACTGGTTGCAAAAGTAAATGGACAAAGAGTGGAACTTAAAAGCCAAGCGGATGAACCTGTATAATCAAATCAAATATAACGGATACCACATCAACATCTACTATGATGACGATGCCGGAAGCCCGCGAAAAATGTTCGACAACCTCGGTACGCTCTACACGGCACACCGTCGCTACCGCCCGGAGAAGGAGTTCGATGAGCACTTTGATATCGACAAGGTTTTTGACGGGCGCATCGGAAATTTCCGGGGATCGTTCCTGAAGGAGTATATCGCCTTGCCGGTCTATCTCTACGAGCATAGCGGCACTACGGTATCCACCTCGCCGTTCAGCTGCCCGTGGGATTCCGGATTTTTCGGCATCATCGCGGTACCGTTGGACAAGGTGCGCCGGGAATACGGGTGGAAGAACATCACCGTGGAACGCAGGAAGCGGATCGAGGAATACCTGCAAGGTGAAATCAAAACCCTTGACGACTACTACACCGGAGAGGTCTTCGGATATTGCATAACACCGGAGGATGACGACTCCAACGAACTGGACAGCTGTTGGGGATTCTACGGAACGGACAGTCTGAAAGAGATGGAAGCCGAATGCAGGCATATCATCGACGGACTGGACAAGGCGGCAGCATAAAATAGAAAAAATGATTGACATGGAAGAAAAACAAGATTATAAGGAGATTAAGGTACGCCTGCATCATATAGATCGCGGGAACTGCACGGAAGTCTGGGAAGTACAGACGGAGGAAGGCAAGCCCGGGCGCTATCTGGGACGTGATGACGGTTATGGTCCGAAGGAGTGGTACACGCTCTGCGATGCCCCCTACGGATATTGCGAGAGGGACTGCCACGTAAGGACGGACCTCATCCTTGTCATATGTGACAAGAAATGGAACGAGGTACTGCGTGACGGAATGGACAGGGAACGCTTTCCCGAAAGTTTCCCTTCATTGGACGAGGCATGCAACGAGGCATGGGACAAGGTCGTGAAAGGGCTTCCGCATGTCACACGCAAAGGTTTCGGGCAGTGGATTACCAAACAGTCATTCCTTCCGCTCAGCCAGACCGAGGAGCTGAACTGGCGGGATTGCTACTGTGAGGAAGAGGCAAGCGAGATTCTCTCGCGTTTTACATGGATCAGTGAAGAGTACGCCATCTTCAAGGTCACCCGGCGGCACACCAAATGCGATGCACGGTGGTACGAGTATTACGCGGGCAAGACAAACCGGCAGGAACACGAAAGTTACGTCCGTTTTTTCGGATACGAGTTCCATGACCGACATGTCAGCGACGTAATCGGAACACTCGGCAGGCGGTGTGACGACATCTTCCGTACTGTGGTGGAAACCCGCACGGACCACTACTACGGGCGCACGGTTTCCTATTTCATGGACGAGATCATCGGTTACGACCTGTCCCATGAACAAGTCCGTGACGCCAAGGAATGCAGGTTACGAAAGGCACGGGAAGACTATGATGAGGCGCTCGCCTATTATCATTGGCTGGAAAAGAATGGGAACGGTATCCCACAGAACACAGAACAGGAAAAACAGTCACAATAACTAAAAATACAATTCAAAAGTATAACTACAATATAAAAAACATATATAATGAGAACATCATACGGACTTGAATTCAATACGGTAACAGAAATCAATCCTGAATGGAGCGATTATGACAAGACAATAGCGGAATGCCACCTGGCCAATACCGGTGTGGTCATCGTGGATACGGAGTACGGGCAACCGATAGACAACGAATATGACCTTGAAGAGATCTACCGCCTTCTCGAAAAGGAGAATAAAAAAAGCGCCGCCAGGGTAATCCGGTCTCCCTTCCAGCTTCTTGACGAGCTATGCCTGTTGGAACCCGGGAGCACCATCCACTGTACCTGTCTTCACGGGAAGGACATGGACAATCCCCTGACACTGAAGGAGAAAAACTGCCGCATCGGCGACTGTCCCACGTTCGTACTCGCACATAATGACGGGAGCACGGTCAGGGTTGACGGCGAGCAAATCATGGAAGGCAGCTGCCGTTTCGATCTTCCCGGATGGGAAACCCCTCCCGCCGGGCAACTGCGGTATGTAAACAGGACATACCCTGACGGCATTCCGGTACGGCTGGAAGTATTTTCCTACGATTCTCCCGGAAACCTTTACGTGGGACTTCTCTCACCGGAGAATGACAACGTGACATCATGGGGATCCTTCACCGACGTGACGGTAAACATGCGCCCCCTTCCTCCGTATTATGCCTTCGTCAAGGAGTACAGCGAGAACGAGGGAATGGGCGAGTTTCTCACCCGGAACGGCATCGCCTGCCGCTCCCATGTCATACCCGATATCCAGAACGGATTCGTCACGATGCACGCCTACCTGTTCGACAGGGAACGGCTCGCGCTGCTCGCGCCGGACACTTTTCCCGATTACGAAAAAAGCCTTGTGGAAGAATGATACCGACTACCATGGAAGTAAAGCAGGAAAATAAAGGCATCAGGGTACGCTTGAACCATATCAGACACGGGGAGTGTATGGAAGTCTGGCAACTACAGACACCCGAAGGCAAACCAAAACGCTACGTCTGCCGCGATACTTACGGTGAGAATTGCTGGTACTGGCTATGTGACGCCCCATCCGGCTGTTGCGAACGCGATTACGCAATCAATAACGACATCGCTATAACAGTGTGCGACCAAAGCTGGCGGGAAATCACGCGGGACAGCAATAACCGCAGACGTTACGCGAAAAGTTTTGCGACATTGGAAGATACCTACACCGAAGAGTGGAGGAAGATTGCCGGCAACTATCCGGGAGTGACACGGAACGGTTTCAAGGAATGGATTCTCAAGCAATCGTTCCGCCCGCTCAACGGGACTGAAGAGGCCAACTGGCAATATTGTCGGCATGAAACGGTGGCAAGCGAGACTTTGGCACATTTTACATGGATCGGTGAGAAGTACGCCATCTGCCGGGTCACCCAGAAACATACCGAATGCGACGCCCGGTGGTACGAATATTATGCGAGGAAAGTACAGGGAATATATTACGGACACACCCATTTTTTCGGTTACGAGTTCCATGACCGGCATATTAGCGACGTGCTCCGGACGCTCGGCAAACGGTGCGAGGACATCGGCAGCACCGTGGTGGAGACCCGCTACAGGAAGGGCCACTCTGCCATGTCCTACTTCATGGACGAGTTCATCGGTTACGACTTGTCCTATGAACAAGTCCGTGACGCCAAGGAATGCAGGTTGCGCAAGGCAAGGGAAGACTACAACGGGGCGAACACCTACTATTACAAACTGAAAGAGAACGAGGTGAGTGTCCGAGGCATCGAGGCAATACTGCTTGCCATGAGAAAACAAATGCTAAAAGCGAAAAAACAATAAATATTGATATGGAAACAAGTAAAACTATTAAACCAGAAGAAAATGCCGAAGCATCCGAGATGCTCGGCTATATCATGGGGCAGCTGAAACACAACGGTGGTAAATGGGACCTGACCGATGATGCGGGCAAGCCCGTCATCTTTGATACGGAAAAGAACGTGTATATTCCAGATATCATGCTTTCAAAAGACTGTACTCCGTGTGCGGTAATCCCGCTGGGATATTTCGAGGATGACACGATCCGTGCCATCGTGGAAATGATTTCCTTGTAATAATCCTCCAAATGAGATTCAAGGACAACGGACTGGCCAACCTTCACGACCGGAACCGTGAGGAAAGCGGTTTCTGCTGCATGCAACTGATCACATTCCTTACGGACAATGGAGTGAAAAGCTGGGATGAATGGCACCGGGCGCATACCGACGCGGCCCGGGGCGAATGCAAATACCGGACACGATGCCCGGTTTACCGGCGCAGTAAAAACAAGACAGAATCAGACAAATAAATACTGCAATGAATAAAATAAGGCCCGAACTGTTGGAGCGGATAAGAAAATCCAACGAGGAATACAAAAGGATTGGATCCCTGTTGAAACCTTTGGGATTCACGCTTTGTACGGGAGCGGTCTTTTACGGAGAACGCCCGTTCAGCATGTACTGCGGTAAAATGGAAGACTACCGGTCTTTCATCGACAATATCGACAGTATCAGGGAAAGGTACCGGAAACGGAAAAACGAGAGCCTGGGAATTTATGAAACAAGAAGTCAAAAGCAACATCCGCAGAATCGAAGCGATACCGTACTGCATAAGAAAAAGAAAGACATATGATACTCAACATCGTTAAGAACGGAACAGAAAACACCCGCATAGCGGAAGCTGTCAGGGAGGTATTCCCCGACTCGGAAGTGAAAGTAAAGGAGGATTACGGCATGTCCGTGGACATAGAGATAAGCTCCCAGGAAGGGCTGCACAGCCTGGAAGGCCTCAAAGAGCTGGAGGACTGTTTCAAGGACTATGACATAAGAATATGGTGACCGCCACGCAACGGGCGGCAAACCGGAAATTGTTCAACTACAGATAAAAACAATCAACATGAAACAAGAAAATCCCACAGTACCGGAAACAGACAGAATTTTTCCGGAAGATGATGACGCGCTTTACCGCGAAATGACAGCGCACATGCCCGGTTGTTATTTCCCGACTTCGCTAAGCGAGGATGGCATCCACGAATTTGCCGGGGAGGAATTTCGCCGCATCAGGAACATTGTCTGCCGGCACTATAACTTCGACGAGGACAAATATATCCAAGAAAACGCCGGCGTATCCCCTTTCGATTCCGTCCAAGACAACTTCGAGCTGGAAGTGTACAGGCGTATCCGTAAGGATTATATGCAACTCAGTGTCATCTCCATTAGAGAATCACTTTTGGGGAAAATTCGCCGTGCCGTGGAAAAAGAGAACAATATTATCGGCACGTTTTACCGTAACCGTGGCGTGCATTACCGGGAGTCGGAATCACCGGAGTATGAAACCTCCCCGATAGTGGTGGTCCATAATCCCGTTTTTTACGGATACGGCGGTTACGAAGGTGCGACAGTTTATGAACTTTTCATCAACGGGAACGGCAAACTGCTCTGCACGCTCAACGGTGAGGCCGGCGAGGATTTTGATGAGCCTGCCGAAAACGTACAGACCGAAGGACTGCTCAATATCACCCACTGGCTGGAAGAATACGGGTTTATCCCTGATGATACTGATGACGACGAGATTACCGTATGCGACGAGTGCGGTTCAGACAATATCCAGACACAGGCATGGGTGGACCCGAATACCCGCATATTCATTGGCACTACGGGCATTGACCGTGATGACAACTGGTGTGACGAATGCGAGGATCATCTGCCCTTTACCACGCTTAAAGAATTTAAGGGACGTATGCAGGAATGGTGGGATTCGCTGGATTCAAATCAGATGGAGAAGATTACAGGCTACCGTCAGAACAAGCGTCAGGCATTTGTAAAAGCCTGCAATATATGGTGGGGCAACAAGAACTACGACGAGAAACGTAAAATCTGGAAAGAACATAACAATTATTGACTCATGGTTTACAATCTTCTTAAACGCATACAGAACCTGTTGGTTTCCAAGCCTTCCGGAACAAAGGAGGAATTGGAACTCCTAAGTCTGGTCAACCAGGCGCTTCCTACAATGCTCAATGGGCGTGAGACCGAAACACTTGCCCCCAATGAACTGCTGGTACGGATATGTCCCGACACCAAACATCCGGTCCTCGTATGCCATGACGGCAACGGGCAGTGCCTGTGCCTGCATAACGGGACGACGGAAGAGGATGCCATCGATGTGGACTTATGGCTGCGTTCCAACGGCAGGGAGTGTAACGGCTACAACAAGTTGCAGGAGGCAGTCGTGGACCTTGCCTACAATGCCGGAGCGGACAACCTATGGGAAGATATGGATTCCCGTGCCGTCAATGCCGAGATCGTCCGGTGGGCGGAGGAATTCGAGACTGAACATGCGGGCACTGATTGGGATGCGGGGGACTACTTCCTTGCCATCGACGGGTTTTACAGGAAAAAGGCAAAACAAATGAATCCGGCCGCAATGTCGGCGGACTGAAAAATGGTAACCGAATGGACAAGGAAACTGCAGAAGAAATCATCCGGGAAAACCGTTATCCGTCCGGATATGACATACAAGACTATCTGTCGGACAATAAGGATACGGTGCTTTCTCTGGAGGATGGAACGGAGCTGCTTGACGACTTCGACCTCTGGAAAGAACATTCCGACCTCGAACTTGAGAAAACCATGGACCGGAACTACTGGTCCTCGGCAGGTGGGTATTAGATTAAACACAAAAATAATATTATGGTAAGAGAACTTTATCAACGGCTCAGGGAATATTTCAACAACTTACCCGAACCGACAGAAGAGGAAAAACAATTTATCCGGAAGCTGAACGCCGGGTATTTCCCCATCACGTCCGTCCATCGCGATGACCTGGAAGGGAAAGGTTTCGATGTGAAAAAGATCAGCGATGACGACATGCAGAACCTGGCGAAAAAGATGGCGAACGATTACTATGAACAGTTGTTCTGGCTCAGCATGGAAATTATCGCCGGAGAAATCCTGGGTTTCCCGAAAGTAAAAACAAAAGACATTATCTGTCCGAAATGCAATTCGGAAAATATCCGTTATGATATTCACGAAAGCCGGTTCCACTGCGACAAGTGTTTTCAGGCATGGGATGACAAACTGTATGTGCTCGTGGAATTTCCCGGGGACAGTGCCCCTTTCGAGGAAGAAGGAACCGGTTACCCGGCATGGGAAAGCGGGGACAACGGGGCGCTTTACGTGTCCGAGGAAGACTATGTCCGCCATACCGGCAAATCTCCCGAGCGGGACAAGTGTTACCGGGCCGTATGCTGGCCGGACTCCCAGAAATACATGGGGACGAAGGGCTGTGACCCCATACAGGATGAAAACGGGATACGGGATTTCGGCACATCGGCATACTGGGTGCCGATACTTCTGACGGAAGAAGCGGCAGGTCGACGAATGGACAAGAAAATGGCACCGGTATGCCCCGAATGCGGGGGCACCGATATTGACATTCTTAGTGACGAGGGCGTGGCTGTATGCAACGGCTGCCACCTTGAATGGCCTTACGTGGAGGATTAAGGGATGGAGAAAACAATGACAGTAGACGTATATGCAATCAGTGGTGATTTTGTCACCTGTTCCGATTGCGGCAAAGTGATGCTCCTTCCGCACGGCGCGGACAAATGTCCCGCCTGCCGTTCGGAAGGGACCCTCGCATGGACGGACGACGCATTGCAGGAGACCGACATCGACGGACTGGTCGGACGGCACTGCAACCTGCACCAGAAGGTCGCCCCCACACCGGAGGAATACCTGTCGCTCTCCACGCTGGCGACGGAATACATCCATTATCTGGCCGACAGACCGCAGACAGCGCGTGAGACCCTCTCGCTGATCCTTGAAATCAGCTCCCTTTTCGAGAAGCACTGGCAGGAAACGTGCTGCTTCCAGTCCGAGAACCTGTACACGCCGGCCATCAACAGCCTGCTTGACAAGCTGGACCGGAAACTGAGAGAGGGCGATGCGATCCCGATAGAATACCAGAACTGCCGTTCCCTCGGCGAATTCTTCCGGGTGGTCGCCGACGACCGTCCGGCAAGACAGGAGGTGCTGTTCTCCTCGGACAGGGAGGGCAACTTCTATTTCAACGGGCGGAAAGTCACGGTGGTGCCGTCCATGGACTACGCCTACCGGCTGAGGAAGACCCGGATACACACCAGCTACAACCGTCCGGCGGACTTTTACTTCCGCTTCCTGGCCCGTTACGGCCCGTACGGCACCTACGGGAACTCCTACTATCCGAGCGTCACGGACATGATATGCCGGCGCTATCTTCCCGACGCGACAGAATAAATTCCGGAAGGCGGTGGACGACGCTCCACCGCCTTTCTTATTGTATAACTTTTTAACACCAATCATTATGGCAACAGCATTAGCAACAACGGCTGCCCCCGTGCAGTTCGATTTTCAGAACAACAACGTCGAGGTGATGACACTCGACACGCTCCGACGCACACACAAGGAGAATGACATCTACGGCAACCCGCTCAAGGGAATTTACCATTACGAGGTGATAGAGCGCATGGCGGGTCTCTGCCAGAAACACAACCTGAACTACGAGGTGGAGGAAATCTTCGCCGCCCAGAACAAGAACAAGGCCCAGCCCGGCGTGGTCGTCCTGCCCCAGGTGGAACAGAAGTTCGGAACATCGGCTGTCGAGGCACATATTCTGCGCCGTGTCTACACGACCATCCGCATCAAAGAATGGGAAACGGACGAGTTGACCACCACGCTGGTCGTTGCGTTCCATCAGGACGGCATACAGGCTGCAATAGGCCCCTGCGTTAAAGTGTGCCACAACCAGTGCATCCTCTCTCCCGAACGCAGCGTTTCGAACTATGGGAAAGAAAAGGCCTCCACCGAACAGCTTTTCGAGCGCGTGGATGAATGGTTGTCTAACTTCGAAGTGCAGATGAATGAGGACCGGGAACGTATCCGCCGTCTGAAAGCGAAAGTGATTACCCCCGTGGAAATGTACGCCTACATCGGCCTGCTGACCGCCTTGCGCGTATCACATGACAGTTCCGACAAACGCCTCTCGTCCAAGGTGGAAACCTACCCGCTCAACCAGTCCCAAATTTCAATTTTTACCGAGGATCTGCTCAAACTTGCCGAGGAGAAGAAAACACTTACAGCGTGGGACATCTATAACGTGGCAACCGAAATCTACAAACCCGGTCGCACGGACATCCCAGCCATGATTCCCCAGAACGGGGCATTGGCCGAGCTGATGCTCTCGGAAAACCTGCCTGAAGCCTGACCATGACCCGCATCAGAGGACAACTGACAACAGCGGACTACCTTCCCATGGATATGTTCCGAAAATTGCTCGATGCATTGGAAAAAGACGGTGAATACCTGTGGGCGACCTACTGCTGGCTGTCATTCTGTACGGCATTCCGGGCTTCGGACGTACGTACACTCCGATGGAAAGACGTGCTCGGCCGCAACCAGCTGGTAAAGACGGAGAAGAAAACCCGCAAGAGCCGCATGGTGAAGTTCAGCCGATATGTACAGGAAAAGACGCGGCATCTGTACGGGCTGCAGGGCAGCCCCGATGTGGAAAACCTGATTTTCATGAACCCGCAAACCGGCAATCCGTACTCTCTGGAATACATCAACCGGTTGCTTAAGGTGTTCCGGGTCAGATACCGGATTCCCATACGCGCTTTTTCCACACATACCTTCCGCAAGACCTTCGGGCGCTATGTCTACGAGATGATGGGGCGTTCGGCGGAAGCCCTGATCCTGCTCAACCAGATATTCCGCCATTCCAATCTGGAGACCACACGACGCTACATCGGGCTGGCGCAGGAGGACATCGACAAGGTATTCAATTCCATACATATCTGACAACAATTTCAAGGACGCCCGGAAACCGGATGGTTGGTTTCCGGGCTATGCTTAATATGACAACATCTAAAAAACAACACTGTAAAAATGGATAAACCGATATATACAGACACCTACTTCCGCATCGAATCCGGTTACGAATGGGGACGTGGTATGTCAGAGGAAAAGACAGAGACATTTTTCGCCGAAATCAGAAGCCTGTTCTCGCAAAACGGCTTCACAATCGAGGAGCGCAAATACGGCGGTTGTCCGGATGTCGTGCTGGATAAGACACGGCTCTACTGCCACCCGCAAGAACTCTCCGGTCCCGTAAGGAAAGAACTTATCGGACGCATCGAGAAGATTCTGACGCAAGGTACGACATTCCAATACCTGCGTACCGACACCTACGGGGAAGTCCTCGACCTGACGGAAGAGGAAGAACTGGCGTATTACCGCGAAGTCCATGCCATGGGCATTGAGGGGATATTCAGCGAAGCCTTCCGTACCAGACGCCGGAACTTGTACAAGAGCCGTGAGCAGGTGCAGGAGATACTTGTCGAAAAACTCCGGGTCAAGACGTTCCGTGAGAGTTCCGTCTATTCAAGCACCTCCCCGGCGTGGCGCTATATCCGTGAGATCTACGAAAAGATGCTGGCCGAAGGGAAGCTCGTGGAAGGGTACAAGCATACCGGTTCAGGAAAACTGATGCTCTGCCGTACGGCAACCGACAGGGAAATCCTGCCAGACAAAGCAAAGAAATGACGGGAAGGAACCGTTTGCCATGCACTCTCCGGCCATCGTCATGCCGGTCAAACAACCCTTTTCAGGCGACCGCATGCAAGTAATCCGGCAGATATCAATTTCCAGCCAAAGCTGCAGGTAGAAAGAAAGCAGCCAGATTATACTTTAATAAAAAACAAGACAATGAGCATACAAATCGGGAAACTGTTGCCGGACGGCAGAGTCCGGCACATCAAGGCGCTCCATGAGACGCTTTCGAAAGACCTTGTGAGGAAACTCCGGGTGTTCTATCCTAACGACTGCCGGGTGGACGCCCTGCTTTCGCTGGGCGACATACATAAACTGGGACCGTCACCCTATGGGAAATGGACAGGGGCCGGTGACGTTGTCCATTGCTTTTCAAAGATCCGTGACGGACGGGAGACCCGGCAGCAATCCGTATCACGCATCGCGGACAACACGGACATTTTCAGCCGCATGGAGAACACGTGCCTCCTGTTCGATAGTGGTAAATGGTATATCATAGACAAGGGCGAACGACGTGAACTGCAGCTTTCCGTTGAAGACACGCCCTCCCATGACAGCATGAAGCCGATAACTGTTTATGTAAATAACCGTGCCAGACTCGAGAAGATCGAAACGCCGCATTGGCAGGAGCTTCAGGAGCTTGCCGAACGGGAATCCCGGATACTCTATGTCTACCGCGGTAGCCGTCTTGTGAGAATCGTACGATCATCCAAACTTAAAAAGAAACTGTATGCTACACAATAACATCGTATCGGCCATAGAATGGCTGCCGGACTGCCTGTTCACGGAAGAGATCGTGGAGGCAGCCGTCGAGAGCAAGGAAATAGAGGTGCTGAGCCATATTCCGGGACGCTTCCTCACACCCGAACGTATTGAACGCATCATCGCGGGCAGTACGGACAACTGGCACAGCTTCGAGCTGCGCAATATCCCGGAGGCGTGCCGTTCGGGGGCAGTCTGTGACTATGCCACGCGCAAAAAACCGAAGAACATCACCGCCGTTCCCGAGGCAATGGTTACCCGTGGGATGGCGGAAGCGGTCATACGAAACGGACGCGGTGATTTTGACATTCTCGCTTTCATACCTGAACGCCTCTGGGACGCACAGCTGGCATACTCGGCCTTGCGCAGCTATATTTACGATCCGTATTACACGGACAGCAGGACAGACGCCGTCATGAAAACGGGTCTTATCCTCGGATATGTCCCCGTTGGGGTAAAGACTCAAGGGTTCTATTACGGGATGCTCGACGAGATGAAAATATTAAGCACGGTTACCGACGCCGTTGTGCCGCCGCGCTTCAAAAACGCGGCGTATTACCGCAAGATGGCGGAACATGACCTCTCGCTTGTTCCCGCCCGGTTCTATTCCTATGGGATTCTCCATGCGGCTGTCTGCTCGACCGAAGGGAAAAACTTCATCACAGACCCCCAGTTTTTCAAGCCGTTGTCGGCATATCTGGATGACATGCTGGCGGACCGGCTGATGGAGAAACACCCTTACATGTTCGGGGAGCTGCCGAAGCGGTTCAAGACACCGGAAAGACTGGTCATCGCCATCGATAACAGCAAACGGGAGACAAACTGCTATATCGATGGGGAAACTGAACAATCCCTGCTCACGACGGAAGTATGCAAGGCGTTCGTCCGAAGAAACGGCAACTGTCCCGAATTTCCTGAAAATGTATGGACGCGGGAATTTGTCGACTACTGCATGGAGCACGGGACGTGTTTCCGCTGGTTCCGCCAGATGCCCAAAAAGTTCCAGACCTCCGCGAACACACAGGCGGCGTATGATTACGGTCATTACCATATCTGTGACTTTGCCAAACGGTTCATCACCCCGCAAATGGCGAAAGAGTGCTACCGGGAGCGCAGTTATGCACATGCCATCCCCGGACATTTCCTCACGGAGTTCTGCCGACAGACCGGACTGCCCGAGAAGTTTTACGGCAGGGAAACCACGATGCTGTCGCTGAAAAACAGCCGTGACGACTATACTTACTGCAAAATCGGCAATACCTGTCTGGCTTTTTACCTGAAAGAACGATACGAGCCGTCCTCGGCACACCTGATGATGACCCGGTCGGATTCAAAATACTGCACGCCGGAGAAGGTGTTCGACGTGCCTGTCGGAACCTTCCACCGCACGTGGCTGGAAAAGAACGTGGCGGAGAATGACCCGCGTTTCGTCAAGCCCCGAGTGGACAAGTCGCTGAAAGCCGTACAGGCAATCTGTTATTACGGTGTCGAGAAATTGAAGGACCTGAACCGTACGGAAATCTTCCGCAACACCTTCATGGGCGAGACCGTCGGTTACTGCGCCCGGCGCGGGAGCCTGACCTACCACAGCGACAACTGCGGGACCCTTATCGAGGGGCTGAAGTTCAAGATCCGGGGAATGGCCGTCCCCGTAACCCTGGCGGAAGACATGACTCCTTATACGGCCGACATGCTGCACCAAAAATTCGGATTCTGCTATGTCGGCATGACGGCATTCGCCACGGACTACGATCTGGACATGGAGAAGGCGTATACCTTTGCACAGATGCGCCAGATCGTAAGGGAGAAAGGGCACAAGCCGTCATTGAGAAACTACAAACGTGAACTGAAACAAATAAACATCATCTGATATGAAAAAATACCGGATAGCTATCGAAGAGACACTCCGCAAGGTCGTGGAGATTGAAGCGGAAACGCCCGGACTGGCCGTCTGCCGGGCGGAAGACGAATACAATGAAGAGAAACACGTGCTGTCGGCCGACAATTTCGCTGGGGCCGATATCGCGCTCTCGGCCGATGACACCACGCTCATGGAGGCACTGGGCAATACGGATTTCATGGAGTATGTGCAGTGCCGGTTCGAGGAATACCGGGAATCCATATCCATCGAGGACAAGATCAGGCTGGCGTTCGGAAGTTTCGACAATGCCCTATTCGAGTTCGGCGAATACCGCAAGGAGGCGGCCCGGAACCGTCCGCAGGTCTACCTGCTGTACAGGAGCGACGCCTGGCACAGCCGTTCTTCCATGGAACTCATAGCCCCGTTCTCCTCCCTCGAAAACATGATGGAGTACCTGCGGCGCAAGAAAAAGGAATTCCGCCTGACAGAAAGTGACCTGGAAGAGTTCGAGAACAACCGGCAGACGCAGGGACGTGACGGGAACTACCTGTACGAGTCGGATTATCTGGATGTGCTGCCGGAACAAGAACCCGAACTGCCGCCGAAAGACGACGCTTTCTATGACAAGGTTTTCACTTGCGGGCAATCCGAGCTGTCACGCAGGGAGCTGGAATCCCTGCCGGAGCCGTTCAACACCTGCCATGTTACGGACGAACAGATGGAACAGATTGTGTACGAAACGGAAATGGAGACCCGCGACCGGCTGCGGCTCGGTGAAGGCGAGTCCATCGATTTTAACAACGACCGCCATAGTGAAATCTGGTGGGAAGAAATGGAAAAAGCACTGGTTAGGCACGGTGTACCATACTACGAAGACGAATAACGGAAACAGAACCTGTTCATCACATGCCATAATGATGACGGGCCGTCGCGGCTACGGCTGCGGCGGTCTTTTTTTTCACAACGAGGTGAATATTCCACCCCTTATACAAAACGATTACCTACTCTTAAAGAAACGGATTTATGAAACAGACAAGACAGGATTTCTTCACGGCAAACGGGGAAGGAATCAAAATCATGACGTTCGCGGAGTTCGCCCGGCATATCCTGCATATGGAATGCGGGGAAAGTCTGGAACTGTATGCCACTGTGAACCGGCAGACACGGGAGTGTTCCCGGCCGCTCTCTGTCAGAAAGGAACAATGGAACGGCACGCCCTTTTACCTGCTCGGCGGGCACAGGCAGGAAGTCCGTACCATCAATTTTGCGGGTCGCCCGAAAGAGGAGTTTGAAACGACCTGCCATGATGCCCTGGACAGCTACGATGCCGTGGAAAGTATCGGGGCGGTCGTGTCGAGACTGCGTGAATTATCCCCCGAAGAGCTGCATAAGCGGATTGCGGAAGAGATGAAGGCCGGCTGTAAATACCTGCTGGTCTACCGCAGCGAGGAGGAAATGGCGGCTGCACTCGACGGCAGGATATACGCCGTCAGCGACACGGACGGTAAATATCTTTGCGACCTGTACCAGCCGGATTACCTCCATTTGGAAAACGAGGGCGATATTGTGGACACCGCATCCATTCCGGACATGCGCTTCCATTCCGATTGGGCAATCGCCAACCCCACGGTACGCGACAAGGTGCTGTCCTCCCGGATGGTGATTATATATACCCACGAAACGATAACGCTATGATAGAAATTGGCAAAAGGATAGAAACGCCGGAAGGTGTATTCTATGAACTGGAATACGGAGGGGAAGGAAACATCTACAAGAACGAGGATGCCTTTCTCTACCGCCCCGATGAAGTGTGCTATATACCTGAATACGCGGCAGAAGACCATGAGGGCTGGCGTGTACCGGAGAGCAGTAACGGCTGTTTCACGCATAACTCACTGCTCGCCCTGTGCAAGGGTAATGAAGAGGTGTGCCAGGACCTGTTTTACAGCCTTGAATGGACGTATCCGACCACCTTGCTGGAAGAATGGGACTCGAACGGCTATTTCGATGATATCGGGGGCTGGTATGACGATAACGGTTAAATGGAACGGTACATCATGGACAGGAAATACAGAATTACATACTCGAGGAAGATCACGAACAAGACCCCAAGCTATATATTGGGCCTGCGGGCGCATCTGAAAGGCGTCTTCCCTGAAACGGAACGGTACGGCAAGGAAGAATTCGACCACGTGCTTCATTGCATCAGCTCGTTCATTGATGATTTTACCTTCAAGGTACGCAATTCCCGATACCGGGGCAATATCCTGAAAAGGACTATCCGGAACGACTGCCTGGAAGTCTTCAGCCTGGGTGACGGGAAAGTGATACTGACCGTCTCCTTTACCCTGCTGGAAACATGAAACCAATAACATGACAGATATGGATAAAATACAGAAAGACAATGCGGAGCCGGGTAAAGCCCCGGACAAAATGAGTGCCGACGAGCTGCACCTGTTCGCCGTCCAGTACGCCTTTATCGACGAACGGCTGCACGAGGCCGGGCAGGCCATGCTGAAATTCATGCTCGAATTTCTAAAACGATACGGCCGCGTATCGCTCGGCCTCACGGAAGAGGAGGAACTCGATGACAACAACTTCCCTGTCACGACAACCCTGTACGGGAAGCACGACACGCCCCGTATTAAACTCACCGACGTATACCTGACAAACGGGCAATACCTTCATGCCGACGGAATAGATGCAGAAACCGGTGAGAAACGGAGCGGTTTTTACATATACAGTGAGCAGTATGCCGATATCTTTCAGTTTATCGGCTACGCCTCCCAAATGAATTGACAATCGAATGAATAACCATAAAACCAAGCATCGATGAACAGCATTGAAAATTTACAGACTGCAATCCGCAATATCCTGACGAGCAACCGCCTTACGGAACTCTGTCTGGGAGAACCCGGCGAACTGGAGGATCCCACCTATATCATCTGGTATGACAGGCACTGTGAGCCTAACGAAGACCCGGTATTGAAGGTTTGCCTTGAAGATGAGGGCATTGCCGTTGAGGTCGAAGCCCGTAGTTTCGGGAACACGATAACCGTCTACGATTATGACATAGACCGTATTGAATGGTGGGAAGGCATTCATGCCAATATTCTGGAAGTACTGGAACGTGACGGCAAGCGTCGATGTCCGGCCTGTGGCAGGACGGTCAAGGGGAAGCAGCGGTATTGCGGTACCGGATGTCGTGATTTCATGATTCCCGGACCGACAGTAGAACAGGTGGCGGAAAAAGCCAACCGGAATATCCGCAAGCTGGCAAGCCTTGCCGCCGGAAAGGACAAGGCGTACCGGAAACGGCTGATAGAGAAATATACCGTCGGCCTGTCATAGGCCGGCTTTGTTACACTAATAATATACGATACAATGGCAACAAGAACCATTTACCTGACTGTACGGCTTGATATCGACAACCCGAAAGTCGATGAAATAACTGACGAAGAGGTTGACGAAATCATCAGCGAAATAGATTACGAATTCAAAAAATACGGGGATTATGAAATCGACACGGAAATCTGCGGACGAAATGACGAGGATGGTCTTTAGACGCTATCCCGACGGACAGGTCATCGCCCTGTTCCCGGACATACCGTGGAGCGGACGGCGGGGTGAGGCAACCTCCTACATGCACGTCGGCCAGCATGGCGCGGCGGATTACAGCCATGTCGTCGCCACGACCAAACCGGTAACGGAAAAGGAATATGCCGGCCTGCTGGATGAATTGAGGCAGACCGGCTATGACAATATGAGAATTGTAAAACGGGCAAAAATTCAGAACTATGAACAAAGATAACCAAAGGACAATACTTGCAGGCCATTATGAAGGCAGCCTTGATTTCCGGAAGGGACAGGGCAAAGATGAAATTACAGCTATGGAACCGGCCCTGCGCGGACCTGGAAACGCTGCGGAAACGGCGGACGGGATTGTGGCGACAACACCTGAACCTGACGATGAGAATGTCCGCCGCTGCGACCATTGCGGGAAACCCATGAAAGAAGGATATTATCTGGGCGGGGAATTCGCCTGTTCCGACGAGTGCGCGCTCGCCCTTTACCACGGGGACAAGGCTCAGATGGACGAAGACCTGAGCCACGCGGACGAAGCGGACGGAGAGTGTTACTGGACGGAATGGGATTCCGTTTACTTTGATTGAAATACCGGGGCAATGAGAAAATTTGAAAAAGGACAAAAAGTCTTCTGGAATGACCCTGCCGGTGAAACTTTCGGGGAATACAAGGTCTATGATGCCTTTGAAGAGAGATATGCGGACCTCACAGACGAAGATTTGGAAGCTCTGGAGGAATTCGACGACCGCATCATCCTGATCGGTGACGGGGTAAGTGAGGCGGAAGTCTACGCAGCCGAACTTGAAATCCTGTAAGGAATTCATTTCAGGAACAAGAATAATAGAATATCAAATGACAACGACCATCAAAAAAGGACAAAAAGTGTGGTGGGACGATCCCGCCCGAGAAAAATCCGGCGAGTACGATGTGCTTGCCGTAGATTACGTCAAAAATATCGTGAAAATAGGTGACGGAAAGGAGACTTTCGAGTTGCCGTCGGAACACGTGGAGATTGCCTGTCCGGTATCGGAAGAAGACCGGTTGCAGCTTGACAAACTGGGCCAACATTACCGTATGCTGGAAAAAGACATGCTGGAACTGATGCGGAAAATCGTCTCCCGTTTCGATGACGGGGAGTTTTCCGTCGAGGGGTATTCCGTACAGGTTTGCGACGAGGACCATGACCCCTGCTGCGTTTACGGTTTTACGGTGGACAACGGGGAATTGTATGCCGAACTGGATTACGAAAGCGGGGATATCCGCAAGGTTCCGGCCAAGGATTTACACACCGGGGCACTCTTTGAGGCTTTCTGTGAATTGGTCGAAAATCTATAAAACATCTCATGAAAGAACTCTATATTAAAAATCTTTGTATCGAGATTACCCGGCGCTGCAACATGTGCTGTGCCCACTGCATGCGAGGAGATGCCGAGCCCGTGGATATCCCTTTGAAACATATAAGCAACCTGCTGCGGCATGTCAGGCATATCCACCATTTCAACATCACGGGCGGCGAGCCTTCGCTTAACGTCCGGGCCATCCGCCATATCCTTGATCGGGTACGCGCCTACGGCATTACTGTCAATGACTTTTATATCGTAACCAACGGCTCTGCCACATCCCGTTCGGAGGAATTCATAGAAGCCTGTGCCGCGCTGTACGAGTACCAGGAGGAAAAGGAGCAGGACTCCGGCCACATGCTCGAAATGAGCGACGACCGTTTCCATGATCCGGCAGAGCATGCCGCCACGCTCGCGGCACTTTCCCCGTATCCCTTTTTCGGAGTCAGGGGACAGGCCGAACGGATCTTCCTTTTCCGGGAAGGTCGCAGTACGGAGGGACATCCGAATCCCGTTCATAGGATTTACCTTACGGAGGAGAACTACGTTTATGGCGATCTCTGTCTCAATGCCGAAGGCATGATTCTCTCCAACGGTGACCTGAGCTATGCCCGCCAGCGGGAACATGCCCTGTGTCCTTGCGGAAAGCTCATGAAATATCTCCGGAATACCCTGAAAGAGCGTAGAAAAGAAAGATTATACAAATAAACCATTCAAAACAAAAAGACATATGATAAAGATAACCATGATTTTTGGCGAGGATGCCGTAAGAAAATATGACGAGAGCAAGGAACTGCCTTCCGAGGAATGGCTGATGGACAACGGGGGTGTCGTGGACGAGAAAGAGTTCAAAACTCTTGAAGAATATAACGCCTATGTCGCCGGGTTGAATGACGGTGACGGCTGGAGCGATTACCAGATCATACGTCATGAGGACGAACCGGAAGATACGGACACCCAGTGTGAAGAGTCAGTATGGATGCGCCTTGGTGCCACGGTAACAGGCAAGCGTGAGGAAATCGAAAAAATACTGAAAGGTCATGTGGATACGCTCGCGCAGCTGTTGGCGCGGGGAAAGTTCGAGATAAGCGGTGAAACATATATTCCCGCAACGGTCATAGAGGAATACAATAAAGAACACCTGACCGATTTCGAGGAAAAGGATATGGATTTTCACTTGTCATAAAAAACGATTGCCACGATCATGATAACAGTGACACTTTTGCCCGGTAAGGACACCGTAAGCATATACAAGAAAACCGGGATCATCCCGCCGGAAGAGAATACCGCCGACTCCGGCGGTCACGTGATAACCAGGCAATTCGGGACTGAAGCGGAATATAGGGCCTACGCAATGGCAGTGGAAGACCTGGAAGGACATAGGGGCCGGCAGATGCCGGCTCCCGTCACGAGTCCGGCACCATCATTCCGCACCGGGGATTTCGTACGCCTGACGGACGAGACGGTCGGTTCGATACGCCGAAGTTTTGGAGACGGACCAGCGGCTTACCGCAAGGAAATGCTGCTTGAAGTCATATACTTACGGCCGAGTAGCGAGAATCCGACCGTAGGGGTGCGGGATATACACGAGGACGACGTCCAGGAATTCAACGCCGTTTCCCTCCGTCCCCTGACCGCCGAAGATCTGTTGGGAATTTTCTCAACGGTATAAGTTCACTAATACATAGAAATGAATGGCACATTATACCTTTGAGATTTTTAAATATAAGTGGATAACCGACAAGGACGGAGATACTTATAGAGATTATATAGATGAGATGCCACACTTGATTGTAGAAGCGGAAAATTATATCGAAGCGACTTTTAAGGCACAAAAGAAATACCCGTCGGATAAATACACGCATATGCTTATAGATACGGACGTGGAAAAATGGCCTGCCGATATATCAATGTTTTAGTTTAAATACGAACAAAAAGGAGATAAAGTATGGAATCAGAAGTATTAAAAACAGGAATGAATTTAATCATGGAGAAACAGATTATTCCCAATCCTATTTGCCCGAATGGTTGCATTTATCGATTAATACACAACAAAAGAATTAAAAATGAAAATACAAACTACAAAAATCACATTACCGCCGATTGGCCTTGACACACAAATTCAAGATGCAATCGAAGGCGAAAATGAAGAAACTAAGTTGGCCGTTCAGGACAAGAAAGAAAAGGTAAAAATCAATCTCAACAGGATAGTAAGTATTAATAACTCTCCGGTACGTGAGTGTTGGATAAAAGAGGAAAATCTCCACTATTATATGGCTAATGGTAAGGGTGTTGAATATTACTTCCCTATAAAGTACGCTTCGATTGGAATTGACATTGACTCAGGACCAACGATAACTTGTTTGTGACAAGAAACTCTCAAATGACATGAAAGAAAAAGATATAAATAATTTAGTAATGAATAAAGATGTTTTAGTAGCACATGCCTCCGATGGAATGGGATGTGCTTATGAAAAAGAAGTAACTTCCATATCTGTATGGATAAACGGAAAATGTAGGCACTGCGTTAATGATGAAAGTGTTTCCGCTTTACTTAAAGAGGCGAAGAAGTCCGGTAAAATTCAAATATACATCTGTGGTAATAAGAAAATGGACGGAAATATAGATGCGTTTGGAAGTACTCCTCTGTACACTAATGGGCAATTCAGCGTAAATGAGTTGATATACAACGGAAATGCTGTTTGGTCAAGAATTAAATCAAAATCAAATAGATATGAACTGTAAAAAAAATCAGGCTATTACGACTTTTATTCATGGAATGCAAACGATAAACAGACACAGCCATGCCATACAGAAGCACGGGAATAACCATTTGCGGGACACGGTATGACCGCAGGCAAAAACTGACACCCGAACAGCGGGCAGAGATTTTCCACCGTTACATGACGGAAGATGTCAGTCAGCGCCAGCTGGCACGCGAGTACGGTGTAAGCCGCCGCCTGATTACGTTCATCGTGAATCCCGAAAGGGAGAAGCGTAACAGGGAGCTGCTGAATAAGCGCAAAGCGAAGGGGCTGTACAAGCCTGACCGAAAAAAGCACACTGAAATTATCCGTGAATACCGGCGCTACAAACAGAAGTTATTCAAAGAAGGCAAAATCCAATTAAATACTGACAGAAAATGAAATTACAGGAAAAACAGAAAGAACTGGAACAGGAGATTATCGCCAATCTCAGGGCGATTCCAAAAATGCCGGAGGGCTTGCTGCCCCACACGGTCTATGTCGAGGAGGAAGGCGAGGACGATGAACATCACGGCATACCGGTATATACCGCGTACAAGCTGGAAGAGATCAGGTCGGACGGGAGCTGCATGCTCTATAATCCCGACAGCCGGGAGCGTTTCCCCTGCCGTCATCTTTACGAAATCAATATCGACTGGCTGGTTACCGTCTGGGAACGGTATCTGGAACTATGCGTCGGGCAGAAACTCTGGAAACAGAACGCCGTCGCTTTCCTGAAAGAAAGCACGGATAAAACGGAGGCGGAGATCTCCGCTTTCGTGGACTCTGGCTGGGACAGATGTTCGGCTTACACGGACAACCTGAAACGATTTCTCGGGAAAGATGAGGTCAAAGAGGTGTGGGTGTTCTCTTTCCCTATGGATGATTTCGGGCGTGACGCTCCTGACAAGGAGATCATTTTCGATTACGAGAACAACCCGCATACAGAGGTTGAAAAGATGACACCGCTGGAGTTCACGGCAAGAATCAATGACGAGATGTTCAATGACCAGGATAATTGGGTTCGGGCCATTGAACTTCCCGAGCATAAGTAATAACCACAAAACAATTTAATATGATTACCCAAAGAAATATTCAAGACGAGAACTTTGACTCTATGACTGTCAACGGTATACCGGCATTGTTCACCAATTTCAAGATTGACCGCAATGCCGTGCCGGAAGGACTGCATGCGTATGATATCCGGGAGTCGGATGACGGCGGGCGTTTTGCGACCATTGAACCGGAGGTAATGGTAAACCGTGCCGGAACAATCCTTACAAGAGAAAAGCTGGTCATGGGAGAAAATGGTTACGTGCGGATTGAAGAGTACGGATTTGAAGATTCCATGACACTGGACGAATGGCTTGCAGAGTATAATTAAAACGATGGAAACAGGTGTTAAAGAACTGACAGAAAAATACCGTAAACGTTTTGAGGCTTTTTATCATACGGAAGGAAGCAATACCGACAGAAAAGGAAGCGGGAGGAAGAGAACGGAAGAAAGTCCGAGCTTTCTAAAAGAGGTCATACGCCCGATACTTGACACGCTACCGGAACTGTTACCGAGATATGGCCTTATCAAAACCACGGGTGATTACGCTATGTACGGAAAATATTGTCGTATTAAAGCAGGCGCTGTCCTTATTGGTGGATTTTCTATAAGCGAGAACTTGGGCTACTTTTTACACCTCTGTTCCATGGTAAGGCCTGTAGTAAAAGCCATAGGATAGACAATATGAACAATTCGTTAAAACCATCAGTGAGGAGTTTGAAAAAAGGAGGTGAAAATGAGAGAATAGTTCCGCTTATAAAAAGTGGGGCGAGTCCGCAATTTATTGTATATTTGTCCAATAAAAAAGTCTGTATATACCTTTCGGATGAACTCCCAACAACTGAATTGGTTGCAGGTACTTTTTATGTTTGGCAGACACCAAACCATACACATATATTATATGAAAAAGGAACAGATTATCCGTCAGTGTTACGGAGGTATGAAAGAAAAGCATGGCGTGGAAACCATTACCCTTTTCCATGTAGGTGATTCATACGAAGCGTATTTTGAAGACGCCGAAACGATTTCCCGGATCATGGTAGCGCCTCTTTTCAAGATGACGGCGGCGAATATTCCTGCTGTCAGGATATCAGATACTGCCATGGAGGAATGTCGAAACCGGTTGTTGGATGCAGGACATGAAGTATGCGTGTCCGAGTTCCGGGGTGCATCCGGCCGCCACATCCTCAAAATTCTATGAAACAGTTAAGAAAGCAGGCTGATGAGTTTGTTTTCATGACAACTACAATCGGTCCACGGGCGATATTGGTATTTCTTGTCATTGTGGTAGGGCTGTTACGGATGTGTATTCCCGATAAGACTGATCCAATGGACAACAGTATCAACAAATCTTCCGAGATAGTGGCCCATGTCATGGTCAGGGACAGTACGAACAATGGCTTCCGGGTGGTATATGCAACAGCCGAACCTGTAACAGATGAACGGTTTGCGGAAATATGCACACGGACAAGCGTACGGAATGGTTTTGAAAGTCTGGAAAAGGAAGCCCCGATACATTTTGGAAACAATCTTTTGGAGACGGATATTTGCGACTTCGCCCTATATGTTTACAGGTTTCCGATTGACAAGGATATCCGCGTACATAACATTTTCGTGACAGGGAAAGAGAAGATGGATTTTTATGTCCGGGACAACCCTAATCTGCCGGGATGTGCCAGATGGATGCATCACGGCACAGAACAGGGAAACCAATATCTGAACGCTGACGATATAAATTACTATATACCTAACGGTGGGCGGATTTACCGATATTGGAAATGCCGTTATCTTCTGCAAACCTCTGATACAGATGAACGTTTCAGCCATTTTACAGAGGAAGAAAGACTGTACTGAGTGCAGTCTTTCTCTATATATTCGTACATAATTACCTGAAAACTAATGATTAAAATACTTTGTCAACACGCTTATTTGATATATATTTGCATGATAAAGTGAGTTATTAAAGACATATTGTTAATTGAAAGTAATAGATTGAATATGAAAGACCTGTAATATGACATCGGAAAAATCGCAACTGAAGTTTGCGAAATCGGAGCGGACAGGCGAACTGATCGGATTCGTTTCGCGCCACTCCAAAACACGTAAATTGATGGGAGTTCGTGAAGACTCAAGATTTGGCAAACAAATATGTGTTCTTTCAGAAGATCTGAAAGGAACTATTGAGCCAAACATCCTCTATTCGGTAGAGTTGAAACCCATGCACAACGCCAAAGGATATGTAGTGGTTGCTGCTACCCCTGTCTTGTTTCAAGCGCATGTGGAAACAATAATTGTCCCGAAAACATTGTATCAAGTAACTGTGACATTCGGCAACAAAAAGATTTTCTTCGATCCCAAGGACGGAAAGAGTGCTATGAGCCGTACAATAGACGGTGTATTGGAAATTCTCAAAGGGCGCAAGGATATCAGGCATCAGGAGAGTGTAATCAACGATTACCTAAACCAAGCACAGGCTTTGGTACGACGCATGGAATCTGACGGATTCATCCACACGAAAAACGGACATTCGGGAAGAAGCAAATGAAAGGAAAACCAAAGGTAGGCATAGCGACCGATGGTACCCATAAGGCAAAAGAGAGATTGACACGCTTCCGGGCTGTCGACCTCTCTTCCGGAATGGAACTCTTTTCGGAATCAATTGGCAATTGGACAAACAATATCGGGGAGTTTCTCGGTATTGTGACAGCTGTCAAGTATATTTTAGAGCATCCGGGGACTCCGCACACAATCTATTCCGACAGTATAACGGGTATTACATGGTATAATAATAGACAGACCGCTTCCTCACGCACATGCCCGGCATTACAGAAAGCGGAGATATTTCTCAAGGTAATGGAAGCAAGGATAGTGGATATAGAGGTATTGTATTGGGACAAGCACTTATGGGGCGAGATTCCTGCTGATTTCGGAAATAAATAATAAAGACAATTAATGATATGGCAAAATTGAAATCCCAGTCACAAAAATATGTTGAGCTGAAAGAGGAGGACTACTTACAGCTGGTTGAGAATACCATTAAAATGGAAGCTCTAAAGATTGCTGGCATTGAGAAGATGCCCATCTACAAGGCTATGAAGCATATTCTTGAACACGAGCACATCGACTTGCTTATCAAACCCGTTTCAAGGAGATATTCCTAATCTTTAAGTGGACAATACTATACTCCCAATACCGGAATAATTGTATATAGTCCATTATTTTATTTATTATTTATTGAAAACCCAAGAGAATGTGTAAAAATTATATTCACAGATTACACGGATTTACGCAGACAAATATTACAGAGTATCATCTGTTTGTTAAATTTAGTCTATGTACATCTGCGTAATCTGTGGTAAATTATGACACATTTCTGTTGTATTTCGTCATCACACCTTTCCGTACACTGTCCGTATTTTACCATCCACCAGCATCTTGTTCGACCGCACAATCCAGGTTCCACCGTCACTCAATCCGCATTTCAGTGCTTTCTCATCACCTCCGACCAGTATCGGTACGGTCGTTACCGTGATTTCGTCCGCCAACCCGTTATCCAAAAGCAGAGTTCCAATCTCCTCACCGTAAGCCACCACCGTACCGTCGCCATCCTCTTTTATTCTCTGCAGTTCTGCCACTACATCCCCTGTAATAAACTGCACTCGTTCATTCTCAGTCAGGTTGATAGCATTGTTCGTTACAACCAAAGTCTCTTTCGCTGTAATTGGCCAGCCCAAATGATTCATATAAATGCGCAGGTAAGTTTCTTCATCAATCAGCACGCAACCGGAGGCATCCACCGCTGTATCGAAATACTTGTCCGAAGAAGCCTGACAACCGTCGATAGATTGGTACACGTACAAAGTAATTTGTTTCATATCAATAATATTTTAATGGTTATGTTCGCCTTGTACCCAAAAGAACAGCGTGAACTCATTTTATATAAGCATACACAGCATGAACATTGCGTATACATCTTGCCTTTTTGAAAAGTGCAAGTTTATCTATACCAAGACGTTCAGCGAACGTACAATATGTATATCCCCCCGTCTATTTTCGGGCTGGGTATGAAGACGGCAGGAATCATACCCAGCCTGTCGTCTTCATTGCAACAAAGATAGCGAAACTTCCCGAATAATAAAACAATAGCCCTGTCAAATCCGGCTTCATCCATTAAAATATCCGGAAATTCTAACTTGTTGGTTGCTACTTTAGAATACAGAATTCATTTTTGTCAATAAGGTTTCGCCTTCGGTAAACTTGTAATAGTGCTTAAAGATTACCGCAACACTGTTTCCTGCTTGTTCTGCCGTAACAGCCGGAGAACAACCGGCATCTACCATACGGGAGATAAATGTACCTCGTGCGGAATACCAAGTTATATTCTCTTTTATATCCAGAATATTGCAAACTTTAGTCAACGTTTTGCTGACTCTATTAGAGATTTGAATGACTCTATTACGCATTTTGGCCTCCGTGGTATGTTTTTTTGTGAATACAGGGAATACATAGTTGTCAATGCCTTGACCTTCATATTTCTCAATAATTTGTTTTGATTTCTCTATCAACAAGGGTTTTCCAATTTTCGGGAATTTCATCCGTTCATAGATAACCTGGTTTCCTTGAATCATATTGTACGTCAAATGGCAGACATCCACATTGGCCATACCTCCTGTGTAATAACTGAAAAGAAATAAATCCAAGCAAAATTCCTCTTTAAGTGTAAGCAAGCTTCTATCCACATTCTCAATTAACTGTATCACTCTCTTGGAAACAGTTCTCGGTTCAAACTTGTGCCATTTCATCTTATCCTCCACACAGCCGAATATTTCCGGATCAGCACCGTGCATATTCAGCCCTTTGGCATAGTTGACTATGGCTCTTAGTTTACGCAACTTCTGGTTCAAGCCTGCTTTATTACCATTGGCAATCCCTTTTTTTTGTGTATATAGAACAAAATCCAAGAGGAACTGTTTTGTTATGTCACTGAAATAAAACACGGATAATGGTTTATTGTATTTCTTTTGTGTGAACTCTTCCAAAGCCTTCTTTATGATTTTATAGTCCTTTACACTCGCCAGGCTTTTCACAATCTTGCCGTTTTTCTCTTTTTCCTTTTCAGAGAATTTTTTAATCAAATAATCAATCATCTGGGAAACGGACAGAGAACGGTCTTCCTCTTTCATTTCCTTCCCTTTCTTTTTATCAAGACTAAGTGCCAGTTCGGCCGGACTCCATTTACGTCCTTCCTCTTCCCATTCTTCCGCAATCTTCTGATACTTTAATTTCAGATCAAGCAACATCTTGTTCTTTTTGATAGCATCGCTTGATTTGGAAATAAATGATTGTGACGCATTGTCCCAGTCTTTGATGGGACCGGTGATATTTAGCACTTTAGAAACTCTGTTGTAGCCTGTTTGGAAGAAGATCATTTCCAGTTTCACCAGTTTTTTGTCTTTTGAGGTCACTTTTCCTTTAATGTTGATCGAATACATTTTAATTAGGTTTTACGTGTACTCATGTAGACCAATTTTTTGCCTACATAACAGCCTACATAAGAATAGAGGTTACCCGCTATTTTTGTTTATTTCGGCTATTTATCCGTTCTACTACCTTTAATTAATTGTTTGACAATCAGAATGTTAAGATTTCCTCTTTATATATGGGCAAAAAAAAAGGCTATCTATCCCAGACAGCCAATCTTTTGTTAACCTTAAATCTAATACTATGAAAAACACATTGCAAATATACGGACTCCTCCGAATTCTCCAAAATTTCAGCTCATAACGGTCTTATTTATAACATGGTTTAATAGGAATATGCCGTTGTTAACAGATAGAGGCTGGTCAAATAAGAAATTTTCACTATCTTCATCCCCAAAATCGAACATCATAACTAAAGAATATTTTGCCATGATTCATACCATACTCGATACAGACCTTTACAAATTCACCACCTCGTATGCCTACATCAAATTGTTTCCCTATGCCATGGGCACTTTCAGCTTCAAGGACAGAGACGACACCGCCTATACGGACACGTTTCTGAAGGAACTGCAAGAGGCGGTGGACAGCCTGGCACAGACCGTACTTACTGCCGAAGAGCTGGAATACATGACCCGCCACTGCCGTTTCCTGCCGAGGGTCTATTGGGAGTGGCTCTCCTCCTTCCGCTTCCAGCCGGAGAAGGTAAGCATCCATCTGGACGAGGACCGGCACCTGAACATTGAAATCACGGACTATCTGTACAAGGCCACCCTTTACGAAGTCCCCCTGCTTTCTATCGTATCCGAAATAAAGAACCGTTCTTTGGGAAACGTGGCCGACATGGACGGCATACTCTGCAAACTGTCCGAAAAGGTGACACTCTCCAACCGACACCAGCTGTATTTTTCAGAGTTCGGCACCCGGAGACGCTTCTCGTTCGAGGTACAGGACAAAGTCATAGACCGTCTGAAGGAAGCCGCCGAATACTGTACCGGGACTTCCAACTGCCACTTCGCCATGAAATACGGCATGAAGCCTATGGGGACGCATCCGCATGAATGGTTCATGTTCCACGGCGCACAGTTCGGCTACAAACACGCCAACTACATGGCCTTGGAAAACTGGGTGAACGTGTACGACGGTGACTTGGGCATCGCACTGTCCGATACCTATACCTCCGGCATTTTCTTAAGTAACCTGAGCCGCAAGCAGGCCAAACTATTCGACGGTGTACGCTGCGACTCCGGCGATGAATTCGATTTCACCGACAAGCTCGTTGCCCGCTACCGCGAACTGGGCATCGACCCTACCACTAAAACCATCGTCTTCAGCAATGCGCTCGATTTTGGCAAGGCACTCGACATCCAGGAGCATTGCAGGGGCAAAATCCGCTGCTCCTTCGGCATCGGCACCAATCTGACGAATGATACCGGATTCAAGCCCTCCAACATCGTAATGAAACTGACGCAATGCAAGATGAACGTCAACCAGGAATGGCGCGAATGCGTGAAGCTGTCCGACGATGCAGGAAAGCATATCGGCAGCGAAGCGGAAGTACGGGCATGTCTGTATGATTTAAGGCTCGGACAGCAAATAGAACCCCTATGCTGAAAACAGCTTCCCGGCGGTTAGCGATAAGTGCTTACTGTCTTTTCCTTTTGTAGGCAAACTCTTGCCATTTCTCCTCCGGCCAGTCCTGCCGCTGCATCTCCATGCGGGCCATGACGAAGAACAAGTCCGAAAGGCGGTTGATGAAGCGCAGAATATCCTCGTTCACAGGGTCTTGGCGATGGAGTGTCCACAAACGGCGTTCGGCACAGCGGGCCACGGTACGGGCAAACTGCAGTTGGGCTGATATGGGAGTGCCACCAGGCAAAAGGAAGTAGCCGTTGTCCGTCAGCAGGACGGTCATGGCATCCATCTCCTGCTCACAGCGCAGCGTGAGCTCTGCGGCAGAAAGCGGATTAGGGTTCACCACTCCCGAGGGAGTGGCCACATGGCTCATCACCACCATCAGTTCCCGCTGGACAGCATGCAGCAACTCCTGCCATCCATCTTCTGCCGCCAGCATGGAGCGCACGATACCAATCACGGCATTCAATTCATCAAGGCATCCGTTTGCCTCGATACGGATGTCATCTTTCGGCACACGCGCGCCACCATGAATACCCGTTGTTCCTTTGTCTCCAGTTTTGGTATAGACTCTTTTCATTCTCTATTTGATAAGGAACTGTGCCCACTGCGGGATTTCCTCTACATATTGTTTGAAGAGGGTCCCGTTTACAGTGCGGAACAATAATCGAGGAATTTGATTTTCTATTGAATTATCGTAGACATATACCCTATCAACCAAGGATATTGCTTTGCCTATATTCAATAACGATTTATAATAACGGGAAATAATTTTGGAAATGGGAACTTCATGCCCTCCATTCAAATAGCGCTGTATAATACGCCGTACATTTATCTCAGGATTATTTGTACAGACAAAAAAAATGCGAATAAAAAATCCTGCTTTTTTTGCTTCTTCAACAAATGCAAGTTTTTCGTCTGAGGAAAAGACTGTTTCAAATACAAAATCTTGCCTTTTCCTTAAACACTCATAACGCATTTTAGTCGCCAATTCTGCTGCCTTCAATACTGCAACGGGAGAATTCCAATCACCATATTGTTCTTGCGCTATATTATCAGGATTAATGTAAAGGCTATTTTCTGCCCATTCATTATGAAGCAGTTGCACTGTCGTAGAAGTTTTACCCGAACCATTCGGACCAGCTACTATACAAAGTGTCGGATTTTTTTCGTTCATCACATGGATATATCACTTACATTTTTAGCTCTATATGCTTTCAATTTTTCTCTCACCTCTTGCATTCTCCGCTCCAATTCTCTTTTTGCCTTGCGAGAACTTTCACGGGCCGCAACAGCCACTTGTTCCATCAAAGCATGCAGTTGTTCATCAGTAGGGTCTTCCAAAGAAGACAAGCGATAAGTATTCAGTTTCATAATCATAATATATTTAAATGAAAACAAAGATACTCCACTATTTCGAGAACACAAACGAAATTACATAAAATATCAATGCGTTATCCGGACTTTTTCATAATGAATTCAAACTTAGATTAGGACTATTTTTAATCAAGGAATGATTAAAATGCAAAAAACGGCCGGACATGCCATGCAGAAGTCTTATTATATCCTTGTAAGCAAACCCTTTCCCACTTATATAAGGGATCATCAATATGCCAGAGAAGCATCCAGCTTCTATCTTTATCATATTGAGAACTGCAACTGAAACCAAGTCTGTAGTTCACGTTAAACTGCGGTAACGATTTACCAACTTTGGATAACTGTCCTTCTAATTTATCTAACGTTTCCTGTCCCCACTTTTCATCTTGTAAACCATTACCGGTATTGTGCTGGAAGTTTTCCGGAGATCTTCCACAAATATTCACCAACATATCAAACCATTGCCCTATACTTGGCAGAAACCACGGACTGCGTTCAATCCCATCCGGTACCTTATTGCTGTTATTGTAAGTTTTCACCAGATAAAAAGCACGACAGTCGCTTACAAAAGATGCATCACCCTCATGATTTGCCAGCATCTGTAAAGTTTCAGAGTAGCCATTCATGTTATTCTTGATTCTACTAAAATCATGCTTTGACTTTACATCAGCTATTGATATTGTGTCAATACCCACTTCGATTAAATCCACCGGTCCCCAATTCCCTTCTTTCAAACTATCCAACATCATCACATAGGCATGATTCCATCCCTTTTCATTGCACTTCTTGTCTGTCATCCTTTCCGGATCGCAAGTAATTACCATTCCGATAGCATTTTTATAATCATAGATTTTCCCATCTTCTTCCAACATTCCATTTCCTGGATGTACCTCTATTCTTCTATCGATTTCGTTCTGAAAGATAAAATCCCCGGGATAAAGCTTTCTTTCTATACTTCCTTTACCGGGTACGGGACTGATAACTTTCAGAGTATAGCATTTTCCGGAAACAAGAGTGATGGAGCTGCCCGAATAATTTATCTTTATATTCGTATCATCTCTTCCATTGGTAGTCGTATAGTTTCCGGTAACCCGTGCATTTGCTTGTGGCGGAACAATGGCACAATATTTCAAAGAATCTATCTGATATGGAGTAATACCATTCAGACTCACATTAATAGCTACCGAGTCTGTTCCTAAAACCCTCGATTCCATATGGTAAACAAAGCCTGCCTTTTCAGGAGCAAAACAACCTACGTATACTTGCGGTTGCAACACAAGCAATGCAAACTGGTGTTGAAACTGCAAGCTCAAGATTATTCCGGAAGAATTGTCAATAGCAGGTACGCCGGTGGCAATCAACAAGTCGCTGACAATATGCTTTTCTGTTGTGGACTGGTCTTTCGAAGGTTGCAGTTTTTCATTCCCGGTCAGTGAGGCAATAGCTCCGTCCATACCCTTTGAGACATCTATTGTGATATTCCTCCTATATGGATAGTATGCGACATAACTCACTCCATCATACCAATAAAGTGTACCATTTCCCACCGGATTCCAACTGCCGCTTGACCTATTGTAAACCAATTTGGCATTATCAATATCATCCATTATAGCACCGTCCTTTATGGAAAAAACACCAATCGAATCACCATCGACAAACTCCATTTTAAGATGTTCATCCTTTACAGAGGTACGTGTAGAGGACTTTCCTGCATGGGATAACTCTTCAAAATCAGCTACTATAGCCCGGATTGTAAAGGGGACTCCCTCACAGCCCCCTTTCATACCTCCATTGTTTGTTTCGTATTCGTCGGTGCATGCACTACAGACTAAAAGGATACTCAAAAAGACTATTCCAGTGAAAAATTCAGTATATTTTTTCATATTATCTTACTTTAAACAGATTGGCGCCTTTTTGCGAAATTCAGAATTGCCCCATCTAGTCAATCAGTTTCTTGTTTTTCTTCCGTTCCAATAACGGTCTCGGTTTCAGTATTCTCTTCCCATGATACGGGGCCGTTCTCCGGCATCACAGTAATTGCCTTTCTTGCTATACCTATAGTATAGCTGACAGCCCTTCCCGAAGCCCAATTGTCAGTCAGAGGCAAAGACTGGTTTTCCATACTGACAGTTTGAACAACAAGAGCATTATTACTATCTTTGGCCGTATATTGATAAGAAATATTGAACTTACTTCCTGCCCCGGCAGGAAGCAGAAAGAAGGTTGCAAGCAGTTTCTTTTCTTCCATAATCGTATCCGGTACCTGAAAACTTATTATACCGGTGGTAAAGTTTTCCTTTTCATCAGCCGATGGATATGTCCACTTCCAACCTATGTCACTATCTGCTGTAGGATTATAATAGGTAAGCAATCCACTCTTCATTCCCGTAATCGAGAAGGAAGTTACTGACTTTCCCTCCGTATTATCATTACTTTTTATATAGACATTGACCTTGGTCAGTGTATGGTGCAGTTTGAAAGTTACATTACCATTGTTTTGATTCATTACCGGAGTTGCGGCAAGAAAATCTATCTGATTATTTACAGCTATCGGAACGGTATACCCCAACACCGGAAATCCGCTTGTCGTTCCTTCATCCTGAAAAGAGAGGTAATCATTTTCCACCTCATTCACGTAAGGGGCATAAGCAAAGAAACTGATTTTATCCGTTGTGGAATTGTCCGGCCAGAACTTGACCGGACTATAAGACCATGTTCCCTCATCCAGTTGTTTTTCCACAAGCTGGTTATACATAAAATTCGGTATGGCAGTATTCCTGTCGAATTTTCCATGTGTAAAATATGCAAACACTCCCACATTCTCAAGTTCATCAGCAGTGGCAAATTCCCCGATTCCTCTCGTCGTCGTAATAACTCCGGAAAAGCCGATAGGAATATTCTCCTGCGGAAGTCCGCTCTTACTTTCTTCCCCACTGCATGCTCCCAACAACAAAAGTAATGCAAGGAGGATGCCACACAACCGCTTCATCCCTATATTTTCTGCTTTTCCTTTCATACCCCTTCTATCTAAATGTTACTTTCCCCATTACTGGTCCACCCCGTCATATTGTCATCAACAGCAATATTGATAGCATTCATCTTGACAGTCAATACATACGTATGCTGTGTCCCTTTTTTAAAAGTTCCTTGCGGCAATTTGACCTCTTTATCCGTCACAGTACTTGTCAGATTACTACTATCATTCACCTTTGTCACAACATCATAACTAATCTTTAGGCTCAAATCCCCTTCCTTGGCTGTACCGTTTTGGTTATTCACAGGAATGAAATAAAGAGCTTCCTTTTCTGAGAATAAAGCTGTTGCATCGGTATTACTACTCACGTCGACAGCACTCTTCTTATACCCCCATTGGTCAATGCCTGTTCTATTCACAAACTCACTAAGGTCTTGCTCAGCCGAAAAATAGGATGCGGAAGGTGAGATGGCATTCCAAGCATCAGTACCGAAATCATAAACCGCTTTGTTGTAAAGTATTCCACTTCCCGGAGACAGTTTTAATCCTGTTACAAAGATTCTTGTTTCAGCGCCCAGATTCACGTCCGGCTTCACTTTAACATTGGCTATTTGGGTAAGCACATGGCTGAATTTGAACTGGACTGTTCCTTTGTTACCGGCATTGCTCTCAGAAGTCAGGTCTTTTATGGCAGTACGGCAATCCGTTACTAAATCCACCATATCTTTCCAATTATTTGAAGTCTTTACCTCAAAAGTGATTTGAGGGGCATCTTTATCACTCTGCGCTGATAAAGTTATTTTTTGGTCTGCTCCCTCTCCCGGCTTGGATTCATAAGGTGCATAAGCGAAGAAAGTTATTTTATCATCATTCGTCGGCCAAAAACGCAGAGAAGCATACCCCCAACTACCGGAAGTCCATGTAGCATGTTCATTATACATAAAATCGGGTGTTGTACTCGTTTTCTCACTATCCCATCCTTCCTTGCTTGTTTTATAGGCAAAAATACCGAAACCGGCATCCGCTTCTTTCAGCGTGGACGTAGTGGTTTCCGTTCCTCTGGTCTGTACTCCCGTATATACATCCAAACCGATTGTCCGGTCTGCATCCGGATTTATCTCCGTTACTTCATTTTGCGAGCAACCGGCTATCGTCAGCGCTGCCATTGCCATCAATAAACTTTTCGTTCCCATCTTCTATTCATTTTTTCAATTAATATTAATTATGTCCTCAAATATCTATATCACTGTTCACTTCATCCTCCCAGTCATCCACGTTGGCGTCAAAACCCGAACTTCCTTCAACTTTCACATTCGGTACTTTTTTTTCGCACGTCATGTCGATGAAAATGCTCATTCTTCCACCTCCTTCTTCCAACTGGCTTATTTTCAGATCATCAAAACTTTCTTCAAATGTGGTTTTCCCGTCCACCAATTCTGCTCTCAAATGCAGGTTATGTGAAATCTCCGTATCAAAACCAAACACGCTGATAGAGGCGCTTAGTGTGCCGTCCACCGCCGATCCGGAATCATAAACGGGATTACTGAGAAAAAACTCCTGCGTCACAGTCTTTTCTGAAATCTGTCCCGAAGCGAGAAACACAGATTCTGCAATACCATCCAATTTACAAGTGGCATTACGTATATTGTTCATTCCTTTAATACGGATTTTAACTGTTATCTTTTGAGTCAGTTTTTGGGGAAGGAAACAGAGCTGGCAACCATCTTTACTACCGCCAATCTTTTTGCTCCCCCGGTTAGCCATGCTCGATGAATAGTTTCCCGACATACCTGAAGTCACTTCAAAACTTTCCATACAATCGGCTGCAAGTTCGTCAGGACTATCCGTAATGATTATCTCCGTGGAAGGGGCATCCTTTGTCACCACATTTGTGGCATGTGCCTCCAACGTCCGGTAGGCATCTTCTCCCCTAAAACCGAGATTACCAAAATCGCCAAATGAACGGTTGAAAAGAACAACGTCATAACGTCCTTCTTTCAGGTGCACAGTCTTATACGTTCGGTCGCCCATCAGTACCATAATAGGACTACTGCCGTCTGTAGGATAGAATACAGTGGTGGCACCATAATCCTGTTCCCTCTCGTTCAATCCCGACCGGCTCCAATCGGCACTGATCATGATTTCAGTCTCAAGGGAGTAAACCTGATCACGGTGACTACAAGCGACCAACATGAAGAAGGCGAAGCTGTAAAACACCCACAGTAGCAGCATGTTTCCCGATGCAGAAAGTAAGTGTTTTATTTTTATAAGCATCATTATAATTTGCTTTGTCAAACCGTTACTTACCAAGTAACACTTCCCTTACCAGAGCCATTGTCAGACAGCATTTTTCATGCAACTTTCTTTTCACTGTATCCTGCGACCGAGATTATTAATTCTTCATTGGCCGCATCCACCTTTTCATTCTCAAAAGGTTTCAGATATGTTTCCGTCACCTTGATAGAGAAATGGCCCAGTGCCTTACTGATGATGCCGATACTCATTCCTGCATGAAAAGCCAACGTAGCCCATGTATGGCGGGCCACGTATGAGCTGAGCTTCACACCGGGTAGTAGCAGGGACGCTATTTTTTCAAGTTTCAGATTGAAGTTACGAAGAGCCCGAAGATAATCCATATACAATTCCTTATCTTTTTTCACCTTCCCGGTCCGTCTCTTCTTGGTCCCTTGCCTGTGCAGAATCGGAAAGAGATAGATGGAATCCGGATTATTGCTTTCGAACTCTTTCATCAGTTCCATCGCTTCTTTGGGAATACGTACCGTCATCTGCCGTCTTGTTTTGTGGCGACTATATACAATACAGTCTCCTTTCACGTCTTGTTTACGCAGATAGGCAAGGTCAATGAACGGCATTCCCCGGAGCAAGAACATCAATAAGAAATAAGCCAATGTGCACTGCAGATTTGAAGGCAATTTTCCTAAGTCTGTACACAGCAACGTATTCATCTGTTCCAGTTCCAGCGCCCGTTTAGTCTGTGATTCCACTTTTGTGTACACGTCATCAAACAATTTCGGATTATAGGGCAACACCTTTTCACCAACCATCCGGTGATATACCGCCTTCAAGTTCCGCATATAGGTAGAAATGGTATTCAGGCTCAACCCCTTAGGCTCTCTCTTCCGCTTCCTCATTCCTTCCCGCCTCATCCATTCTTCATACTCCTTCAACCTACCTGGCGTAAAGACCTCATCCACCGGCATCGGCATTCCTGCCCCACCATAAAACTCCGCGATAGATTTCAACGCATACGTATATGTATGTGCCGCCGAGCGCTTCTTATCCGCTTCCAACTGCTCAATCACCGTCTGCATATAAAATGCCAAATCCGGTATCTTCATAGCTCTCCCCACTTCTACATTCTTTTCTTTTTTAGTCATAATAATCTGATTTTAAATTCCGCACCCTACGCATATCCTGAAACGACCACGTTGATGGGAAAAACTTATGAGTACAAAGTAAAAGTTTTCAAAAGATATCTTCCATATTAGGAGCCACTAAAGGAGGTACATTCGTTTATTTCTTTTTTAGCGATTTACATAATAGTGAAGTACGTTTTAGGATATGCCCCATAGAAAGGGCAGCCATAACAATCCCTATTCTATAATGCCATAGTCCCATAGCAGAATTTGCCCCATTCACACCAAGTAGAGCAACTCCCGTAACTAAACATAAGCAAAAAGCAATTGATAACATTACCGTAACTTTACTTCTTTTGCCAATCCCTTTTCTGATAAGTCCTTTATACCATCCCCAATGTGTCGAAAGATGGGATATTACAGTGATAAAAAATAGAAAACTTGTCAAAACATGAGATACAGCCCAATTATGCCATAGTTCATGATTGTTCCCATATCCTACAATATGCAATCCTATTCCAGAAAGTGTGGACAGCATAAATGCAATAATCAAAATCCAATCCGTTACAAAAATCTTTTTCATTGTTTACCTGTTTTATATTCACTGGTGCAAAGTTCGCTATGCCAGTAGAATCCGGGCGATAACAATTGTAAAGAAATGAATCAGCGTCTATTCCTTATTCGGGATAAAGATACGGGAGTAATGCCAAGATAAGATGCAATATAATGTTGGGGAACCCTCCGTATGATGTCAGGACGTTCTTTCAGTAGTTCTTCATACCTCTGCTGCGGAGTGTTCTTTATGCGAGAAAGAAAAAGTTGTTGATAGACATGAAAACGTTCTATGAGTTTTTCTTCATATTTTTTTCTCAACGAGGGAATCATTTCAATGAGATTATAAAAATCATCCCTCTTTATCATCGATACTTCTGTAAGTTCAATACTTTCCAAAAAGAAAAGACTCGGTTGCCGTTTGTATAGGCTGTCGAATGATGCAACAAAATCCCCTTCAAAAAAGAATTGAAAAGTCATATCTTTTCCTTCATTATAAAAAAAAAGACGTAAACAGCCTTTACGAATTAGGTATAATCTATCTGCAACCTTACCCTCTTCTAATAATATAGTTTTGGGTAAAATGGATAAGGTTTCCGTCTCCGTAAAAAAAGAAAAATATTCATTTGAATCATTATTTTCTATCATATCGCAAAATTACGAAAAATCTTTGGAATAACCGACAAAAGAGGTTGAAATGTCACTGAAATGCCTATCTATAAAGCGTTTATAGTGCCAGGTGAAGCCAACCGCAAAAAACGGGAAACGCAAAGGAAAGCAGTTCTATGAAGCAGAACGGTTTTCAAATCGTTACCCGAAGCGGGATGCATTTTTAACGCTCCCTGCATTGATTGCGCCGTTCTGCTCCGATTTGCTTATCAAGGTCTAACTCGTTGAGTAATAACTTTGCAAACAAAAAACGAGTATGGCAAGAAGTACATTCAAGGTGCTGTTCTACGTGAACGGCAGCAAGGAAAGAAACGGTATTGTCCCCATCATGGGACGAGTGACAATCAACGGGACTGTGGCACAGTTCAGTTGCAAGCAGAGTGTTCCGAAAACGCTTTGGGACATCAAGGGCAACCGAGCCAAAGGCAAGAGCAAGGAGGCACGGGACATCAATTTAGCTTTGGACAACATCAAGGCGCAAATCATCAAACACTATCAGCGCATATCCGACCGTGAAGCGTTCGTGACTGCGGAAATGGTGCGCAATGCCTATCAGGGTATCGGCAGCGAGTACGAGACACTGCTAAAAGCGTTCGACCGTGAGAACGAGGTTTTCAAGAAGCGTGTCGGCAAGGACAGAGTAATGGCAACCTACCGTTCACGGGTAGTGGCAAGAAACCATGTGGCAGCGTTCATCAAGTCTTTCTACAGACGGACTGATATGTCCATGCTGGAGATTACGCCCGACTTCATCAAGGAGTTTGCCGCCTACCTCTCAACGGAAGCAGGACTGCGCAATGGGACGATATGGGAAAAGTGTATGTGGCTGAAAGGTGTAGTTATGCGTGCGCACTTCAACGGACTGATACCGAGAAACCCGTTTGCCCAATTTCACATCAGCCCGAATGTGAAGGAACGTGAGTATCTGACGGAAGATGAACTGAAAGCGTTGATGACGCATGAGTTCGGGGATGCAAAGCTGTCCTATATCCGTGATATTTTCGTCTTCGCCAGCTTCACCGCCCTGTCTTTCGTGGACATCAAGGAACTGACCAATGACAACATCGTGGAAGTGAACGGTGAGAAGTGGATATTGTCCAAACGGCACAAGACGAAAGTGCCGTTCCAAGTGAAACTGCTGGATATTCCCTTACAGATAATAGAGCGTTACCGCCCCTGTCAGGAGGATAACCTCGTGTTCCCCAATCTCAACTACTGGTCTATTTGTAAACCTCTGAAAAAGGTGATGAAAGAGTGCGGGATAATAAAGGACATCTCGTTTCATTGCTCAAGACATGGGTTCGCGACCCTTGCTTTGAGTATGGGTATGCCGATTGAAAGCGTAAGCCGTGTTTTGGGGCATACGAACATAGTCACGACCCAAATCTACGCCAAAATCACAACGCAGAAATTGGACAACGACCTTACCATGCTCGGCAACAGGCTGAACCAATCGTTTAACAATGTATCAATGGCAGGACAATGAAGAGGAACATAATCGAAATCACAGAATGCGGTACTGTGATTATACCTGACAGGGATATACGGATGAGTGAAGCAGAGCTTGTCAGTCTGTTCGGGGTTATCGCTCCTACCGTCCGTACTGCAATCCGAGCCGTTTATAAAAGCGGAATACTGAAAGAGCATGAAGTACAGCGGTATATCCATCTGTCGGACAAATGTAGCATGGATGTTTACTGCCTTGAAATGGTTGTCGCTCTCGCTTTCCACATCCGTTCATACGGAGCGGAACGGGTACGCAATGCCATACTTGAAAGGTTGTGCTTGCGAAAAGAGAAAACAAGCATCTTCTTTTCGCTGGGTGGTAGAATGGAAACAATTAAATATCAAGCATGAAGTGTATTGATATGACGACATGAAGTAATGAAACCGATGCGTATTCCCATTGCCGACAATTCATTTATACAAGTGTTTGAATAGGCGCATTGCCATTCATTCACATGAATGCGACAATCCCGAAGAGTCAGCCATCATAGTGTAGTGCTTCTTCGGGATTTCTTATGGTTATGTTCTCCGATATACTGCAAGTTTTTAATACCGTGTGTTTTTTGCACCGTTCTGCTGTGATTTGCGTATCAAGGTTTTAAGCGGCTCACTCTAATTTTGCATACGATTATTTATCAACCGTTTAAGCGTATGAATAATGAGTAAATCAGACATCTGCAAAGAGGAGTTTATCCGAGTGGGTACAACCCTCTACAAGTTAGTGAACCAGCCCCGACTGAACGGCGGCTATGTGAAGAAACGCATCGTGTGGAATAACGAGACCCTGCGACAGGACTACGGCAAGCACTTTCTCGCCACCGTTCCCAAGTATGATGGCTTCTGCACAGTTCCCGACCATGTGAATTACCGTCCTGTGGTGGACAAGTTCCTGAACCTCTATGAACCGATAAACTATAAGCCGATGGAGGGTGATTTTCCCTCTATCCGTTCGTTAGTGGAGCACATTTTCGGGGAACAATACGAGTTGGGCATGGACTACCTACAACTGCTTTACCTGCAACCCATTCAAAAGTTGCCAATCCTGCTGTTGGTATCAGAGGAACGCAATACAGGTAAAAGCACGTTCCTGAACTTTCTGAAAGCCTTGTTTCAGAACAACGTGACATTCAACACCAACGAGGACTTCCGCAGCCAGTTCAATTCCGATTGGGCAGGCAAACTCCTTATTGTGGTGGATGAAGTGTTGCTTAGCCGCAGGGAGGACAGCGAACGGTTGAAGAACCTAAGTACCACACTCTCCTACAAGGTGGAAGCCAAAGGTAAAGACCGTGACGAGATAGCGTTCTTCGCCAAGTTCGTGCTGTGTTCCAACAACGAGTATCTGCCCGTCATCATAGACGCAGGGGAAACACGCTATTGGGTGCGGAAGATAGACCGCTTACAAACAGACGATACCGACTTCTTGCAAAAGCTGAAAGCGGAAATACCTGCTTTCCTCTACCATTTGCAGCACAGGCAGCTATCCACCGAGAAAGAGAGCCGTATGTGGTTTGCCACGTCACTGCTGCACACCGAAGCCTTGCAGAAGATTATCCGAAGCAACCGCAACAGATTGGAGATTGAGATGTGCGAACTTATACTTGATATCATGGCAAGTATGGGTATCGACACTTTCTCTTTTTGCTGCAATGACATTCTCACGTTGCTGGCAAACACGTATGTCAAAGCGGAGAAGCATCAAGTAAGAAAGGTATTGCAGGAGTGTTGGAAGCTCATACCTGCACCGAACGGGCTGACATATACCACTTATCAGCTTAACTACAATCGGGAGTGTCGGTATGAGCCGATAAGGAGAGTGGGACGCTTCTATACCGTCACAAGGCAGCAACTTGAAACGCTGTAATTCCATTATCTTTTTGTTGAATTGTTGAATAAGGATATAATCATACTGATAATAAGCAATATATACTCTCAACAAAATCTCAACAGACCAAAAGAGAAATTGAGCATAAAGCCACGACCTATTGTCGGTTTCTCTTTTGGTGAGTGGTTTGTTGAGCGGATGTTGAGCATCTATTTGTATGTATATAAACATATTACATATACCATTCAACGAATCAACGATTTTCATTCACCATTAAAACCATAGGAAGATTATGACTACACAGGAAGCAAAGAAGATACATATCGCAGACTATCTGCAAAGTTTGGGCTACAGCCCCGTCAAGCAGCAGGGGAAAAGCCTTTGGTACAAATCACCGTTCAGGGAGGAAGCGGAAGCATCGTTCAAGGTGAACACCGAACTCAACCAATGGTACGACTTCGGAACAGGTAAGGGAGGCAACATCATCGCTTTGGCGCAGGAGCTTTACGGTTCGGACTATGTGCCTTACCTGCTTGGTAAGATAGCGGAACAAGCACCGCACGTCCGTCCCGTGTCTTTCTCTTTTCGCCAGCAAGCATCCGAACCGAGTTTCCAACATTTGAAAGTGGGCGAACTCACGCACCCTGCATTGCTCCGCTACTTGCAGGAACGTGGGATAAACACCGCACTGGCGCAGACGGAATGTAAGGAACTGCACTTCATCCATAACGGCAAGCCCTATTTCGCCATCGGGTTCCCGAATGTGGCAGGAGGCTATGAAGTACGCAACCGTTTCTTCAAGGGCTGCATCGCCCCGAAGGACATCACTCATATCAGACAACATGGCGAACCGAGAAACGTGTGCTATCTATTAGAGGGCTTTATGGATTACCTCTCGTTCCTTACCATCAGAGTGAAGAACAATCCACAATATCCACGATTGACAACGCAGGATTATATCATATTGAACTCCGTTTCCAATCTCGCAAAGGTGGAAAGCCTATTGGCAAACTATACACAGTTTGGCAGTTACCTTGACAACGACACGGCAGGACGGAACGCTTGCGAGACCTTGAAAGCGAAGTTCGGGGAACGCTTGCTTGACAAGTCGCTATACTATCGTGAGTACAAGGATTTGAATGACTACCTATGCGGTAAGACCTTGTTCCAATCGGCAGAACCGATAAAACAGGATAAGCGAGTCCAATCCGCAAGGCGGATGATACAGCCACCGAAAAAGCGAGGGATGAAAATGTAGGAAGAGGATGCTTGTAGCGACACGGATATTTGCTAACGGAAAATACCATAGCTTATTAGGGAATTTTCCGAGCCGCATTGCAAGCAACGCTGAAAATCCCACAATAAGCCAAAGAGGTTGCACCTCTCTGGACACTCCCCAGCCAACGGCAGAAGCCGTATGGAAGTAAACCATCAACCATTGTTTCACAAGTTAAAAAGAAAGGATTATACATGGGTTATGCAGTATTACACATGGAAAAGACAAGCGGAACGGATACCGCCATGTCAGCGCATATCGAGCGCACCATCAAACCAAAGAATGCTGATGAGAGCAGGACGCACCTCAATCGGGAACTGATAAGGTTTCCTGATGGTGTGGAAAGCAGGACACAAGCCATACAGCACCGATTGGACACCGCAGGACTGACACGCAAAATCGGCAACAACCAAGTGAGGGCTATCCGTGTCCTGCTCACGGGAACACACGAGGATATGGAACGTATCACCAATGAGGGCAGGCTTGATGAATGGTGCTGCGACAATCTGAAATACCTTGCCGATACCTTCGGTAGAGAGAATATCGTGTCGGCAGTCCTGCACATGGACGAGCAGACACCGCATATACACGCCACCCTTGTACCGATAGTCAAGGGAGAGCGCAAGCGCAAGAAGAAAGAGGAACAGGTAAAGAAGCGATACCGCAAGAAGCCGACAGACACAGCCCGATTGTGTGCTGATGATATTATGACACGAGCCAAGCTCAAATCCTATCAGGACACTTACGCCCAAGCCATGAGCGGTTACGGATTGCAGCGTGGTATTGACGGTTCGGAAGCGAAGCATATCTCCACACGGAAGTATTACCGTGATTTGATGCAGCAGACGGAGCAATTACAGACCGATATAGCACAACTCCAAGACCGCAAGGAAACGGCACAGGAGGAACTCAGGCAAGTAAAGAAAGAGGTACAGATCGAAAAACTGAAAGAGGCTGCCACAACAGCCGCCACCAACATAGCCGAAAGTGTAGGTTCTCTTTTCGGAAGTAACAAGGTCAAGACTTTGGAGAAGGAAAACTCCGTATTGCATCAGACGGTAGACACCCACGAGGAAACCATCGAAACGCTGCAAACCAAGATACAGACCATGCAGGCAGACCACAGCCGTCAAGTGTTGGATATGCAGCAGAAACACATCAACGAATTACAGGTGAAGGAAATCGAACACAAGAAAGAGGTGGCAGGGTTTACTAACTTGTTTAACAAGGCAGTAAGATGGTTCCCACAAATAAAGAATATGCTAAATCTTGAAAGGTTATGCCTTGCCGTAGGTTTCAACAAAGAACAGACTGCAACCTTGCTGACGGGTAAACCTATTGAGTATAGTGGTGAACTATATTCGGAAGAATACAAACGGAAATTCATGGCAAAGGATGTCAAAGCCAAAGTGTTCTCTGACAATGGTAGGCTTATCCTTACGATAGATTTGCGACCTATTGGGGAATGGTTCAGAGAGCAATTTGGTAAGCTAAAACAAGGTTTCAATGTTCGGCAAAGTCGATTCAAACTATGAATCGAAGTGAAAGCCGTGATATTGGGTGTTTTATGAGCGCTATATCACGGGTATTTTGTGAAATGTATTTTTTCAATAAAAATAATTCAATAAAGATATTCTATTTACATATAATGTTAGTATATTTGCAGCAAACTTTAATATATAAGCAATGCATGTAATTAATAGAATAAAAATAGTTCTTATTGAACAAAGGCATACAGGTAAATGGCTTGCAGAGCAACTTGGAGTTAGTGTCACGACAACAAGTCGTTGGTGTTCCAATGCAGCTCAACCTGATCTTTCAACACTTGTAAAAATAGCATCACTATTAGACGTAGATGTTAAGGAATTAATTGTTTCTACGAAGAAGTAAATTTATGAAGCATACTGTTTATTTCAAGGCGGCACAGAATATGAATCTGTTAGGTGACAACACTATTGATATTGTTGTTACATCTCCTCCGTATCCTATGATTGAGATGTGGGATGAGATCATGAGCAGTCAAAACTATGAGATTAAAAAAGCATTTGAAGAGAACAAACCGCGTCAGGCATTTGAGTTAATGCATCAAGAGCTTGATAAAGTATGGACTGAATGTTGGAGAGTTCTTAAAGAAGGGGCATTCTTGTGTATCAATATCGGGGATGCTACAAGAACTATCGCTGGTGAGTTTGCACTATATAATAATAATACCAGAATTATTCAGGCTTGTGAGAAGTTAGGCTTTACAAATCTTCCAAACATACTATGGAAGAAAACAACCAATGCTCCAAATAAATTCATGGGGAGTGGAATGCTTCCATGCGGTGCCTATGTCACACTTGAACATGAATGGATCTTGATATTCAGAAAAGGAAGTAAGCGGTCTTACAAGAAGGCTTCAGAGAAAGATACACGTAGAGACAGCTCTTTCTTTTGGGAAGAAAGAAATGTCTGGTTTTCGGATATTTGGGAAATAAAAGGAGTAAAACAAACTATTGATAAGGCTCCTTCGAGAGAACGCAACGCCTCATTCCCATTGGAACTTCCCTATAGACTCATCAATATGTACTCGCAAAAAGGTGATGTTGTACTTGACCCATTTATGGGTTTAGGAACCACAGCGTTAGCAGCTATTTTATCAGAAAGAAATAGTGTTGGATTTGAAATTGACAAACTATTAAAGCCCTTGCTCAAGAAAATATTAAGCTCTATTGATATTGTCAAAGCCAACTCTCTTATTTATGATCGATATAAAAGACATTTGCTATTTGTTGATGATAGAGTTAAGCAAAACAAAGAAGTTAAGTACGATAATGACCATATTCAATGCAAGGTAATGACAAAGCAAGAAACAGACCTTACTTTCCACTACATTAAAAATGTCGAACTTACCAACGAAATAGACAAGTTGGAATTCAAATCTAATTATCTATTGGGAAGAAGAATCAATGATATGCCTATAGAGGAGAAAGGAACATTATTTGAGTAAATGAATAAGGGGCTTCAAAGCCCCTTATTCATTTATCTTATTTCATCAATCATTTTTTTTATCTGTCCAATAATCTCCTGATTTTGAATTTCACCTCTACTTGTAGATATTACCGTTAAAACAGGTACACCATATTTTTCTTTGTAAGCCGCATATTTATTGGCATTTGCAGCCCTCGCTTTTTTTATGTATGGTGCATTCTGAAGATACGATTTGGGCTTAACCTGAATTGCACATATTAAACAGCTGGTATCATGATTGTATACCTGAAAATCAACCGCATAAGTATGATCCATCTCGCCTTCTGCTTTCTCAAAACGCAGATTTGGGAATAATCTATGCAAAGTTTCTATCGTATTGTTTTCTCTGAGAATAATTCCATTCCAAGTTTCACAAATTACACGAAAACGAACACATTCAATACACTCGTCAAGAGTAAGACCATAGCCATTATTCTTAACAGCTTCATAAAGGATCTTTCCCTTTTCTTGAAAATCCTCTTTGGTTCTTCCCCTTTGTGTGTTGATATTCTTGATATCCCAGCTAAGTTTATAATACTTCGACTTATCATATGGAACAGTAATGTCATTAAAAAACTCTTTAGAACACCCTAAGTTTTCTGCCTTTTGTTCAATCAAAGCATTACGAACTTTTCCACTTGCATAATAAGTTTCCTCCCATTCTTCTTTACTTTTCCAGTCGGCAGCTTCGATAAGAGTAGAAACATAACCAACCGACCAAGGATCGTTTAGCATCAGTTCATTCCACTTCGCATTGGTAGAACGAAACTTGTCCTTGTCTATTGATAATACAAATTCATCCATATCTATTTCTAAAAAATATCAGTATCATACTCAATGTTAATGCCATCCTTCTTCTTATCATAATACACAATAGGAACTTCTATTGTTTCAGACAAGCGAGCTTCTATTTTGTAGGTAATAGATTTAATCTGTACAGGAATATCACCAATAAAACCATCTATTCCTTTTGCTTCTTCTTCGACACTTGCCAGACGCCATGACTTGCCAACTTTTCCGGCGAGAAATGCAATAATTGCACTTTGAAATTTAAGCCCACAATATGTTTTAGTATAAACTAAATCTTTTACCCATTCCTCTATCATCTCACGAGTAACAGCATTAAAAGCTTCACTCATGAGTTGATACATGTTGTAAATTTTTTCTGTAGCATTGTGAACCGCATCAGGTTGGCGTTCATTATACCATATAATCCATTCCTCCAATGACTTTCCTTGAAAATCCTGAATAAGTTCAGACATTTGCCCTACAACAGCAGGGCGAGTACCTTGTGCATTACTATTCAATAAATTGATAATTTGAGTTGCATACTTCGGAAAGGCATATTGTGAGGCATTTGAAAGCTGTTCAACCTCACTATTTTTCATTTTAATTTTCTTCAGCATAGTTGTATTTTTTTGTACTATCTGAAGGCTAAAGCCCTCTTTTTCTATTAAGAAAAAGGGCGCAGAAGAAATCAAGTTGATACCAAGGCCTTGCACAGCCCACATCAGACAACAATCAATCTGTCCACGCCCATATATTTAGAGCACAGATATCCATTGTCCTAACCTAACTGATGTGTTTTGAAGTGCAAGTTCTGGTATCTCAGTTGAGCCAAGGATGCTTAAAAACTCTTTTTAATTCTTTTTTGTCAATAGTAATTTTAAGTTAAACTTCAAGTGAACTATATCAAGCATATAATGCCGTGCAAATATACGATTTTTTATCCAAACGACCTTAGTTCCATGAGGTATTAATTTTTTTGTCGTATAGTTTATGTCAAAACCTGCGTATTTTTATAGAACGCAACACATATTTGAAAGAAATGTATTACCTTTGTGGCACAACGAGATGCCAAGAAAGCATATCAAAGCAGAATGCAGCAACAAGAACGGTTGGCAATTCGTTACCTCAAAATCGGACAATCCTCCCAATGTCCTTATTATAAAGGGATAAAGATTATATTCCAAAATTAAGCAAAATTCT